CCTTTAACGAAGATGTCGTTAGACGGCAAGGTACCTTTAACGAAGATGTCGTTAGACGGCAAGGTACCTTTAACGAAGATGTCGTTAGACGGCAAGGTAAAGCTTTTCTTGATAATTTTAAAATCCAGCCTTAAAATAAAAGGCTGTTTTTTCATCAAAATCATCTGGTTTTTGTGTAAAACATTCAAAAAATTTATCGTTTATTAATGTAATTGGATTGGGTAAGTTAAATATTTCTTCTGTTCCATTTATTAATCTTCCATCATGAATATATTTTTTTTCACTAGCATCACTAGAACTATCAATACTAGATAAAGTATCAGTAGAATCTTTTTCTTTTTCTTTAGAATCTTTTTTAGTATTTTTTTGTGATAAAGAAGTAGATGAAAGGGTAGAATAAGAATCGGAAGAATCGGAAGAATCGGAAGAATCGGAAGAATTAGAAGAATCAGAAGAATCAGAAGAATTTGAAGAATCGGACGATGAACTTTCATCTTCTGGTATTAATTCTCTTGGATATAAAGAAATAATCCAATCAAACAGATCTTGAGAAATATAAAGATCTAAGAGTGATGTAAGAAAATAATGTGGGTCATATACTTCATTGTAATTAAATGGAACATTAATATCTTCTGTATCTTGTGACTCTAAGTCCTCTTCTTTTATAATAGTTTTATGTTCCTTATGATCATATTCAAATGATCCAGTAATAAATTTATTAGGGTAACTATCTGGAATTTTATTTGAATATACCATTGCAAATTCAAAATCCCAGGCTTTACAAATAACACCAACATTTGGAATGTAATATTTCTTATCTTTTATTTCATAAACAAAATATCCACCAGGAGTAATTGTATTATCTATTAATATATTTCCATAATGAAAATCGTTATGCATCATACGATAATGATGTTGTATAATTGACATAGTATATAACATTTGAAAAACAACAACTTTCCATTCTTTATCAGATATTTCTTTATCTTTTTCATAAGTATCAAATACCCAATTGTCTAAACTACCACCTTCTACAAATTCTGATATCAACATATTCGAATGTGTTCTAATTTTTTCTTCTACTTCGAGACGTTTTAAATTTAACATTTTTAATGCCCTGCTTTTATTACTTACTTTTTGAATACCTAAATAATAAGCAATATGAGGTGAGATCATCTTGTTAACTACATTATCAGTTAATTCTTTTAGTATAACATTTTCTAAATTAGAAGGGTGTTCTTTTTTATCGTATTTTGTTTCTACAGGAACAATTTTTAACCCATAGCGAATACCATTTGTTTTTTCAGAATTTTTATTAAAAGCTTTAAATGGATATCCTTTAACTTCAGATGTATTTTTCACCTTGATAAGTTGTGAGAAATCATCTAACCCAAAACGTTCTTTGTTTTCATCAAAAAAGATTCTTTTCTTTTTAATTTCATGGCGAATATTTTTAAGATGTTTTATCTTGTCATCTATTTTAAATTGTAGCTTAGGTGATTTGTTTTTTGATGACATATGTAAATAGTTATTTTTATTTTTTATTTTAGTTTTAAAAGTATAACGCAAAACTTTTTTAAAAAAAGTTTATAAAAAAACTAAATAAACTTTAAAAAACTTTTAAAATTATTATTGGCGGTTATATTTATATTTTTATTTGTTAATAATTATTAATAACAATGAGTAAAATTGTTCAAATTAAGATTTTTAATGATATTTTAGATCAATTTTTAGATTATTTAGAAAATAATTTTTCATTTTTCAAATCAGATATAATATTTATAAAAAGCACTGTTGAATTTATTAGAAAAAGTAATCCTAGATTAGTCGTAGAACAATACATGGAATATATTGGTCCATATAAAGAACGTGTTTTTAATTGCGATGAGAACTTTTTTCTAAATTTAGATTTGCAAGAGTCTGGGATAAATGTTGAAGATCAATTATTTGGTAATAAAATACGTAAGATATGGCTATCGAATGATATAGTTGATCAGCAAAAAGCTTATATTTGGTTATATTTTCACAAGTTATTAAAAGCTGGTATACAATGTATACAATAATTTACATTATGCGGTAATCTTTTTAATCTATTTTATATAAATAAAATAAAAAGGATTAAAGTAATTAATGGAATTTTCTGTTGAATTTATAAAAGACGATTTAAAATCTACTTTAACAAGGTTTTTTACTGAAATAGAGTTAAGTTTTGATGATATATCAAAGGAAAATATACATAAATTAAAATGTTTTTTAAAAAAAATAGAAAAAGATGAAGAATTTACAAAATTTATTAAAAATACATTTGATATTTTAAAAAAATACGAAGATAAAATTACATATATAGCAACTACTACACAAAAGTTAAAAACCTGTGATTTTGATTATTTTTTACAAGAAGTGGTTTTATTCGATGATATATTAGATTTTAAAGTTTTTATAAAAGAAAATAAAAATACAAAAAAGACTATTGTAGACTATATTAATAATATTTATATGGCTATATGTATTTTAGAATTTGGATTAGAAAAAACAGCTAAAAATTTTAATGAAATGTTTACTTTTGTTAAAAATATAAATAATTTACGTAATAAAAAACAAGAACAAGAAAATAATGATTATAATGAAAATGCACCTAAACAAGGTAATAGAAGTGGTATAAAAGTTGATGATATAATTAAAGATTTTGGTAATATGAATTTTGGTAATATTGACTTGAAAGATATAGAAAAATTACCTACTAGTTTATCAAATAGTTTAGAAGGAATTATTGATTTAAATAAGGGTTTATCTTTTATAGATCAAGTTAGTAACATGAATAAAAATGGCGAAGATTCAAATGGTGAAAATTCAAATGGTAATCCTCTATTAGATGGTGGTTTTGGTGATGTTTTTAAATCTTTAATGCAAAATCAAGAAATAATGAATATAGCTTCAGAATTAACTAATGATATACAAAATCAAAATATAGATCCAATTAGTTTACTTACTTCTTTAATGTCAGGAAAAACTGATGATAAGTTACAAGGTTTTGTAAATAATATTAGTACAAAATTAGAAGAAAAAATTAATACAGGAAAAATTGATAAAACACTTTTAGAAAAAGAAGCTACTAGTATTTTAAATAAATTTAAGACTCAAACTCCAACTCAAACTCCAACTCAAACTCCAAATCAAACACCAAAACAAAGATCAAGGCAAAGTCCAAAACAAAGATCAAGGAAAAGTCCAAAACAAAGCCAAGGTCAAAGTCCAAATGTAAAAAAAGAAGAATTTGAAGGTTCAGTAGAATCAATAGATTAACGCGTACCTTGCCGTCTAACGACATCTTAGTTAAAGGTACCTAGGTACTTTATTAATTTTTTATTAAATATTTATTTAATAAAAATTTTTTTAATATAATATAATAATGGCAATTGTTTCTGATCCTTTTTGGTATAATAATATAAGTATTTTATGGAATAAAGATAGATTAACTGAATTTTTTCCAACACAAGATCATACATTAGAAGAGAAATTTAATGCTATAGTCCGACTTTCAATTTATTGTTTTATAATATTATTTTTTAATAAAAACGATACAAGATACATATATTTACCATTTGGTACAATGCTTTTAACTTATTATGTATATAGTAATAGAGAAATAGAAAATTTTGATAATTCTGTATCAGAAAACATAAAAAATGTTAAAAAGGAAACTATATTTGATAATAAATCTCAATTAATACCTCAAGAAAAAAAAGATGTGGTATTAGATAAAAATAAAACTTTAAAAAGTTGTACAAAACCTACAATTGATAATCCTTTTATGAATGTTACTATGAAAGATTATTTTAATATAGATCCATCAACGCAAAAAATGGTTGATAGACCAGAAGCATGTGATATTAATGATCCATCTATTAAAAAAGATATTAAACAAGCATTTAATAATAATTTATTTAAAGATGTAAATGATATTTTTGGTAAAATGAATTCGCAAAGACAATTTTATACAATGCCTTCTACTACCATTCCAAATGGTCAAAACGAATTTGCGAAATGGTTATATTTAAATCCAAAAACATGTAAAGAAGATCAAGATTATTGTAATCCTTATGAAGATTTGCGTGCAAAAAGACCAGTTGTATATGAACCTACTAAAAATCCAATTAAATAAACTTAAACTTTTTTTAAAAAAGTGTAGGTACCTCTACCGTCTTCGATGTTAATCGGCAAGGTACCTCTACCGTCTTCGATGTTAATCGGCAAGGTACCTTTAATGAAGACGTCATTAGACGGCAAGGTACCTTTAATGAAGACGTCATTAGACGGCAAGGTACCTTGCTTTATTTAATAAATTTCCTATGATAAAATAATATATAAGCATCTTTTGTTAATAATTTTTCATTTTCTATTTTACTAACATCTCCATCATTAAACAAATACCAATTTTTATTCAAGTTTTTACAACATGAATAATAGTGACCAGATTGTGAATTTCCAGAGTGATAATTAATTGCATATAAAGAGTAAATATAATTATTTGGATCTTTTTTATCTTTTGAAATATAATCTGTAAGATTTAAATTATCAAAAGGAAAATCAATATTTGTATTAATTTTAGAACCATTGTTTTTAAAACGATTAAAATGAATAATTAAATAATTAGGAAAAGACCAAATTTTATTTTCTTTTTTACATCCAGTTTTTTTACATTTTTCACAATTCCAGGAATTTATCGTTTCAATTTCGTTAAAATAATTAAATAAACATTCGTTTAATGAAATAGAATTATGTTCAGGTATTGTTAAACTAATAGAATTATAAGGTTCAAAAATATTTTCTTTAACATTACAATGATTACAAATAATATTATTATAAAACATACCATTAAATGTTTCTATAATAAAAGAGTAATTCTTTTCATAAAATGATTTCCATTTTTGAATGGATATTTTCATTAAATTATCTTGATCGTTTTTAACAATACCTTGTATATCAACTTCTATTTCATATAAAAGACCTTTATGTAATATATCTAAAATATATAGTAAACATTCATGAGAATCTTGTTGTTCTAGAGTATAATACTTATTTACAAATTTACTTATATTTTCAACAAATGATTTTGGTTTAATTATTTGATTATTTTCCCAAATATTTATAAGTAAATTTAAATAACTTATTATCAAACAATATTCTTTTTTACGTTTATTTAATTGTTCCGGATCATCTTCTTTATATCTGGAAGATAAAAAGTAATCTGTTAATTTTACTGTATTACTTAAACAAGCTAATATAGAGTTTAAAAAGCATTTATTACCTAAATTAATTAATCCAGATAATCCTTTTCCTTGATATTTAGATTTGTGCAATATTATTTCATGATTTGTATGTAAATCATAATCGTATTTATAATCTATATTCATTTTAATTAAAATGTGATCTTTATAAAAATTCAATTATTTTTATATTTTTTTTATTATCTTATTATAGAGAATGGTTTATCAATATGATGATAGAGTTTGTTTTAAAACAGGAGATTTTAAATTATATATATTTCTACTAATTTGTATTTTTACATTTGTATTATATATTTTAAGTAAAAAGAGTGAAGAAATGACAAATGTTGATTTATTTTCTAATTTATCGCAAAAACAATTAATTGAAAAAGTTATAAATTTACAAGATTCTCTTTATAAAGTCGAATTACAAAAACAAAATTGCGAAAGAGAATTGCAACAAAAGCAAACTAATAATGTTAACGATAAAGTGTATGATAAAACGTATATAAATAAATCACTTAATAATAATTTACAAGATATATCTAGTGTTTTTTTAAATAAAATAAATAATCCAATTGTACCTCCTGAAAATTTATATAGAGATAAATATGACGCATATCAAAAATATCAACAAATAGGTTTTTTAACAAATCTAAAAAATGGTCAATTCCCTATTTTTGCAAGAGATAAATATCCAAATAGAAGTGATAAACAAGAATATTATACTATAAATGAAGGAAGAAATCATGTAAAAATACCATTTAAAACAAAAAATAATAATGAATTATTTGATGGAGATGAGGTTATAGTTCCAGAGTTGAGCAATGATCATTTTATTTTCAAGAAATATGAAACTGAAGGTATGCGTTACGATCCTAATAAATAAAAAAAACAATCAAATCTTTTTATCAAATCTTTTTATCAAAATTTTATTTTTTTTGATAAAATTAATATAAAATATTTTTTGGTTACTTTTTTTTTAAAGTTTTTATTTGTATTTACCTTCCAATAAAACATTTTCTTTACCATCAACTGAATAAACGATTTGTATTTTATCGTAATCAATGTAATCCCTTGCTTCTTTATTTTTCTCTAGTGAATTAAATTTTATTTTATATATACCATCACCATCTTTTTTTAATTCGTCTAAAAATATTTTTTCATTCTTTTTAGTATTTATTAAAATTACTTTATACATTTGTTTAACTTTTGGTGAAGTATCATAAATATTTCCATCTAAAACAGGCAAATTACAGTAAATTTCTAGTCTATAATTTAATTTAGAATCTTTTGCAATAATATGACGATTAGCTTGTCCAAAAAATAAATTCATTGGATTTTTATTTTCATCAAACAAGGCAAGTAGTGGTATACTTTGATATTCAGAATTTCTTTCATAACTAAAGGACATCATATCTTCATTACTAAACTTTTCTATTCTTCCAATCTGAGTTTGTATTCCAGATGGAACTGGTTTTACAGGACCTACAATTGGTGCAACTACTTTTGCAGGAACTGTTACTGAAGTTGGCACTAAAGTTGGTGAAATTAATTTTGCAGGAACTGACATTGATAAATTTGCAGGGGTTAAAGATGGAGGTGGGGGGTTAATTACTCCCATTTTAGCTAGCCCAGACATAATTTGTTTTAAAGAATTTTGCATTTCAGGTCTTTGAATTCGTTTAGCGGTTTGAATTCTCATTAAGGGTTTTATCATAATTTTTCGCATAATAATACTTTGATTACAACCTCCTCTACATGTAGAATTTCTACAATATGGACATCCTGTTCGTCTTGCATGTAAACATTCTCCTCTACAGTTAAATCTTCTACAACGTGGACATCCACGTTTCATTCTATTTATATTATCGTACATGATATCATAATCTAAGGATGCTGGGAAGAATACAAGCGATAATAAAACAAATAAGACAACTACAAATACTAATAATTTCATATTAAATGAAAACCAGTTATAAAATTCTTGAGGATTTGAAGAAAAAAAACTATTTGTTAAATTTGTGTTAATAGATGCTGAAGCACTAGATTCCGACATAATATAATTTATATAAATAAATAAAATATTTTATATTTATTTTATTAATTTTATTTTTATTAAAAATCATCAGAATCAAAAGTACATCGCCGTCTAACGACATCTTCGTTAAAGGTACTATAATTTAATTAAAATATTCATCTAAAAATCATCAGAATCAAATGTAATTTTACGGTCTGCTTCTGTTGATCCGACATTAGCTCGTTGATAATTTGTAACAGTATTTTCAAAAAAGTTGACCTTTTCATTTAAACTAATCATTTCCATAAAAGTAAATGGATTAGTTGCATTATAAATTTTTGAGTATCCTAACAAAACTAACCATCTATCAGCTACCATTTCTATATATTGACTCATTAATTTTTTATTCATTCCTATTAAAGAAACTGGTAAACTTTCTGTAATAAATTCTTTTTCAATATCGACAGCTTCTTTAAAAACACTATGAACTATAGACTCATCTAAACGATCTTCAATCATTTTATAGAGTTCAATAGCAAACTCTGCGTGAATATTTTCATCACGCGAAATAAAACTGTTAGCAGTACTTAGACCTGGCATTAAACCTCTATTTTTTAACCAATAAATTGCACAAAAAGATCCTGAAAAGAAAATTCCCTCGACACAAATAAAAGCAAGTAAACGTTGTGCAAAACTTGGTCTTTCTCGTGTTAAATAACTCAGTGCTTCGATATGATCATCAGCTAATGGTTCATCAGCACAATCATTTCCATTAACTAAAAATTCATAACTTTTCATATACTCTTTTGGTATCATTTGTTGTAATGTGGCTCCTTCTTCTATCCATTTAATTGCCCAATCTGCTTTCTTTTTTACTGCTGGAATAGTTTCTACAGCATTAAATAGTCTATTTTTTTCTTCTGTATTAGAAATATATGTATCAATTAGCAAAGAATATGTTTCTGCATGTACAGCTTCCAACATCATCTGAACAGAATAAAATTGTCTAGCTTCTGGAATTTGAACTTCATTATAAAAATTAACTACTAAATTTTCGTTAACGATACCATCGCTTGCTGCAAAAAATGCTAAAATATTTTTAATAAAATATTTTTCATTTTCATTTAATTTATCATTCCAATCAATGATATCATCTGATAGTTTTATCTCTTCAACTGTCCAAAAGGTCGATAAATGTTGCTTGTAAAATTTCCAAAGATTTTGATATTTAATAGGAAAAACTGTATAACGATCACTTCCCGAATTAGAAAACATATTGTTATTTGTATACAATATTTTTTAATTTTTCATTTGTTTTTTCTTATAATTATAAATTTAATTTGTATATTTTATCGTAATTGTGAATTGTGGATTATATTAAGAGAAATAATAAATATTAAACGTGCTAATGCGGTCAATATGTGTTTAGTTATTTTAACATTTTTAATATTATTTGTTATTTTTTTGTTTAATAATTATTTTTAATTTCTTTACTATTAAATATGAGCTTATCTTTGAAAATAATTGGATACTATAATCATTTTAATGCAGGTGATGAACAATACAAAACGTCTATGAATATATTATTTGATAAATATTTACCAAAAGAATACAAATACACTATAGATTTTTATGACTGTGATAAAATATCAAATATTACATTTTCAGATTCTGATATTATTATTATTGGTGGAGGAGATATCTTGAATTCTTATTTTATAGACAAAGTTTACTCCAAATTTAATGGTAAAACTAATTTAATTATAGCTTTATCTGTCGGAATTCCTTATGTAAATATATTGGTCGAAAATGATAAATTAAATATAATAGATTATGTTTTTTTACGAACGCGTGTAGATATAGATATGTTTTATAAATACTTTGGAAAAGATAGAGTATTTTATATTGCAGATCTTTCAATTTTACTACCTTTAGACAGTAAGGTACCTTGCCGTCTAACGACATCTTCGTTAAAGGTACCTTTAGACGGTAAGGTACCTTTAATATTAGACGGTAATAAAAATATAAAAGATAAAGAAGATACATTTGGCGTTATTAAAAAATACGATTTAAAAAATAAAAAAATTGCATTGTTTTGTTTATCTAGAAATATTTATAACAAAAAATACTTGGTTGAATATTATAATGTTATTTATAATTTATCTAAATTTGTAGAATATTTAATACAAATTGATTATCATATTGTATTTTTACCATTTAATACAAAAAATAAAGATGGTGTGTTGAATACATCTGAAAATGACATATTAATAGGAGATGACATTGGTAATTTAATTGATAAAAAAATTTTACACAAAATAACATTTATAAAGGAAACGTTAAATCAAGAACAAATTTTTGAAATATTTAAAAATACTACATTATGCATTCCTATGCGTTTTCATGCTACATTGTTTTCTTTATATTCCTCAATTCCTATTATACCAATATATACAACTAGAAAAGTAAATAATTTATTAAAAGAAATAAACTGGAAATTTTCCTATAAATTACCTTTAAATACAGATCTTATTCCAATTGAATTAGATTGTCATAAATTAATTGACACATATAAATCATTAATAAAGTCAAAAGAATTCATTAAAAAAAATTATTATTATAATATTAATACTAATATGTTTTCGTTAAAAAGTATAAAAAATTTAATAGATATAATTTTACATAAAAAAAAAGATGATTTGTTGAAACCAAATAATATAGATAATACATTAGAAGAGTTGTATGAAAAGATAACTGAATTTGCAAAAGAAAAAGGATATGATCATTATAAAAATATAAGTGATAAAAATTTACAAAATATAATAGTATCAATTGTATCTTATAATTTAACAAAATTTTCATGCTATAAAAATACTACATCTAATAATGTAACTATTAATTCAATATATAATTATGGATTGATTGAAAAAATGTTTAATAAAGAACAAAATTACGATTATAAAAAAGAATGGAAATGGATAATAAATGATATATTACATAAATGTACAAATGAAGCAAATGAAGTAAACGAAAACAATAAAGTATCTACAGTAGAAGAATCATTATTTAACATTGAATATATTGATCAAGTTGATCGTTCTGGAGCTCATAGATCTGGATGGAGATACGTGTATGATAATATTAAATATTTTAATAACAAAGACAATCCTTTACATTTAGATTTATATATAGATCGTACTTTTCACTGGAATAAAGAAATTAATAAAATAATAGGGGTAATACCTTATAAAAATCCTTGGATAGGATTTATACATCATACTTTCGATACTTCCTTTAGTGATTATAATTGTCACAAATTACTAAAGTGTACTGAATTTATCGATTCGTTGAGTTGTTGTAAAGGTATATTTGTTTTATCAGAATATCTTCGTTCACAATTTATTGAAGAATTTAAAAAAATTAATATAAATGTTCCAGTTTACACATTAGTTCATCCTACAGAAAATAAAGTCACTAAATTTAACTATAAATCTTTTGTAAATAATAAAAATAAAAATCTCGTTCATATTGGAGGTTGGATGAGGAATGTATATTCATTTTATAATTTAGATATACCAGAAAATATTAAAGTAAAGACTGGATTTTTTACATATAAAATGGATACTATTTCAAAAATTGCATTAAAGGGTAAGGATATGGATAATTATTATCCATCTAATAATTTTATTGATAATATAAAAAATATTTTACATCATAAAAAATCAAAAGCGCATTGTAATAAATATTTAAAACATTGTTCAACTAATGAAATAGATTCAAGTAGCAGTTCAAGAAGTTCGAGAAGTTCAAGTAGTTCAAGTAATTCGAGCGATTCAAGTAGTTCAAGTAATTCGAGTAGTTCAAGTAATTCAAGTAATTCAAGTAATTCAAGTAATTCAAGTAGTTCAAGTAGTTCAAGCAGTTCAAGCACTTCAAGCACTTCAAGCAGTTCAGGTAAAAGTAAATTAAAAATAAAAAATAATTGGTATAGACATTTTTATAATGATTTACATTGCAAATTTAAAAAAGTAGAGTATATTAATCATTTAAATAATGAAATGTATGATAAATTATTAGAAGAAAATATTGTATTTATAAATTTAGTGGATGCATCTGCTGTAAATACAGTAATTGAATGTATTGTTAGAGAAACTCCAATTATAATTAATAAAATACCTGCGGTTGTAGAATTATTAGGAGAAAAATATCCATTGTATTTTACGGAAGATAATTTAAATACAAGAGTATATGAAATTTTAAAGAATGATAAAAATATATTAAGGGCTCATAAATATTTAAAAAATATGAAAAAGGATAAATATTTTATAAACAATTTTATTATAGAATTTAAAAACAATTTAAAAGAAATACATCATTTAATGCGTTCATAAAATATACAAGTGCGTTTATTTATATTTTTTCGAATGAATTTATAATAAATAATTTTCTAGGTAATTAGTATAAACGTATGTCTTATAATCCTGACGCTATAATCTATGAAACACAAGTTGTTATTTCTAATAATAGTCAACTAGGTGGTTCAACTTCTGGATCTCTTATTAATGAAGGTACATTATCCACAAAGGATACTTTTATTACAGGTCAAACTGTTATTAATAATGTTAACATTACACCTAATGCAAATGATATTATTTATGAAAGACAAGCTACATTAGTTAATGATCGAAATTCTTATACTGATATTCCAGATTTTTCATTTGATAATTCTATAACAACTTCTTTTAAAGCAATTATAAATGTTACTGTTTCTGCAGGAAATGCTTTACATGCTGTATGGGAAATGAATGGTTTATACAAACCTAGTGGATGGGTAATAACATCCAGCTTTACAGGTGATATAACCGGAGTTCTTTTTAGTATGAGAGACGATTCTGGTATTGGTAAAATACAATATACAAACGCAAATACTTCTGGTACAACTATTGTAAGATTTAGAGCCAATACTACAGCTCCACCTGGTACAAATCCATTTGGAACATCAGTTGGAGTTGTTCTTAATACATCAGGTAGTCTTATACCTAATAGTTTAATTTATGCAAATGGAACAGATTCATTAGCAAGTACTGATATTACTTATAATTCAAATGTATTTTCTATAGGTGGTGTTTCTCGTATAGTTGCAGAAAGAGCAACTTCATTTGTAAATTTTTCAAATGGTGGTGCAATTACATCTATGGGAGATACATCTATTGCTAAAAATTTAATAGTTGGTGAAAAAATTGGTATTTCTACTACTAGTCCAGGATATACATTAGATGTTAACGGAGATTTAAATTTCAATGGCGCTTTATATCAAAATGGTTCAGCTTATAAAAGTTCTCAATGGACATCTACAGGAAATAATATTAGTTATACAACTGGTTCTGTTCTTACAACAGATATTACTACAGGAAATCTTAATTTTACAGGAGATATTTATAAAAACGGTGTTCTTTATTCTGGTTCCGCATGGATCACTGGTACAGATGGAAGTTTATCATTTACTAATGGTAATTTAATAGCAAGTACATTAAATGCTCAAAATGCTGTTTTTACAAATTCATCACTTGGATCAGCAACTATTAATGATTTTGTTAATTTACGAACAGATAATTTAAATTTAGGTATTGCTAATATGTATTCTGGATCATTTACTGCAAATAATAATGTAACTACACCAACAAATATTACAGGATTAGCATTCGATAATACAACAATAAGATCTTTTAATGCAACTGTAACAATAACTGTATTAAAAAGTACTAATCAAAATCTTTATGAAAGTTATACATTAGATGGATTTCAAACTGATAATGGTTGGAATTTATATAGTTCATATTTAGGTGATCAATCTGGATTAGCATTTACTATTAGTAATACTGGTCAAGTTAAATATACATCAGTTGATCATACAATTGATTGGATATCTACAACACTTCGATTTAATGTATCTACAATAAATAATCAAGAAGGATATTCTCAAGTAGATTTTAATACATCTGGTACTTATACTATTGCAGGAATTACTGCTGGTAATATTAATTTTACTGGTGCATTATACCAAAATGGATCACCATTCTTAGGAAGTTCTCAATGGAATAATACAATAGGAGATGGTATTTCTTTTACTTCTGGAAATGTTGTTGTAAGAAATCTTACAAATACAAATATTAGTTCATCTTCTTTAAATGTAACTGGTATTACAGCTGGAAGTATTAACTTTACTAGTGATATCTATAAAAATGGTGTGTTATATTCTGGTTCTCAATGGTTAACAACCGCTGGTAATATATCTTATACATCAGGTACGGTAAATACCCCAGGTGTAGTAGCTACTACTATGACAACTGGTAGTTTAAAAGCTACTACAACTATCAGTACAGGTACACTTGCAGCAACACATGCAGCTATTACAAATATTACAGCAAATACTTTAAGACTTTCTAATGGTACAATTTCTAATTTACTAACTACTAATGTAACTTCTGGATCTGCATTTATTGATAAATTAAATGCAACCACCTTAACTACTGGTGCTTTAATTAGTGGTAATGCGAATGTTACAACTTTAACTGTTGGAAATGCTCTTTTTAGTACAGTAGCATCATCTTTTATTTCATCAAATGTTATTACCGCTGGATCAATCAGTATATCAGGTGATTTATCTGTTGGTGGAACTCTTACAACTGTAAATATTACAACTACAAATTTAACAGATATTAATATTTCAACTGGTACATTAAATGCATCCAGTAGTACAATATCTAATGTATTATTTACTAATATTAGTTCTAGTACATTAATTGTATCAAATGAAAAAGCTATAAACATTTCTGTAGGAACATTAATCGCAGATACCTTAGATGTACAATATGGATTAAATGTACCATATGGATTATCAGCTTTTGGAAATGTAACTGCAACAAATATAATGTCAAGTTTATATAATCTAAATTCTACTAATGGTAATTATGCTTTAGGTATTACAGATGGTAATATTTATTTTACTAATCCTTTAAGTGGTTATATTTGGTATGAAAATAGCACTGTTGCAAATATGCGGTTAACTAATGGTAATTTAACTGTCACAGGTGATATTACTGGTTTTGGTAATTTATCTGATGTACGTTTAAAAACTAACATAATTGATATTGCACAAAGTAAATCTCTAGAAGTCGTAAATGCATTGCGACCAGTTACATTTAATTGGAAAGATGATATATTCAATGAATCTAAAAGAGGAACTGCAGATGCTGGTTTTATTGCACAAGAAGTTGAAGAAATCATTCCTTGTGCTGTTTCTGACTATACAACATCTGATGTAAATTATAAACATATTAAATTTGAACGTATGTTACCTTATCTTGTTGGTTCTATTCAAAAATTGACTCGTGAAAACGATGATTTGAGAAATAGATTAACACAAATTGAATTACTATTAGAAGAATAATTACAAAAATGAATCAAATAAGATACAATTTTAACTTAATTTAACAAATATACAAATATACAAATGTAAAAAATATATTTTTACATTTTTAAAAAAAATTAATCACTTTCAGCTAATGGGAAAAAAACTCTTGTTGTTACTAAAGTTATATCTTTCTCTAATATTTTTATATCTTTCTTTAATGATTTTATGTGTTCATTTTGAAGATTAACAATATTTTCTAATTTTTGAATAGATCCAATAAGATAAGGTAGAATACGTTCGTACTTTATACTTTTATAATTTGCGTTACTTGCGTTATTAAAAGCTGAAATAGCTTCAGGGATAACTTCTTCAACTTCTTGTGCAATAAATCCTATATCACCAGTACCCCTCTTGGATTCATTAAATATATCATCTTTCCAGTCAAATGTAACTGGACGTAATGATTTAATTTTAGATAAAGATAATTCTAAATCAATATTTTGTATATTCCTTTTTAAACGTACATCAGATAAATTACCAAAACCGATAATATCACCAGTAACAGTTAAATTACCATTATTCATTTGCATATTTGCAGTTGCACTATTTTCATACCACACAAACCCACTTTGTGGATTTTTAAAATACATGTTACCATCTGTAAGTCCTAAAATATAATTTCCATTAGTAAAAGAATCTGATAAAATAAGAGAACTTGAAGTAATACTATTAATTGTATTTAAATTATTCGCAGTTAATGTTTTTTCAATAGTTGCTCCACCTAATAAATACAATGCTCCATTACTTTGCCCAGAAATTGAATCTTCAGTACTAATTAATTGCATTGAATTAATTAAATAAGAACCTAATGTATTATATATAAAACTTGAATAAAAACCAGTGTCTGATAATTGTGTTACAGAAAATCTTATTGTAGTACTTGTCCAGTTAACTATATTAGACGATATATACTGTATTTGACCATTTGATGTAATATTAAAAGTAATACCTGTATTGTCACCTAAAACTGTTGGATAAATATTCCAACCAGTAGAACTATAATTACCCTCTATAGTATACATTGAACATAAATTACCACCGACACTACGAATTATTTTAACAGCAACTGTTGAAGTAAAAGAATTTGTTTGTGTATTATCAAATACAAATCCTGTTATATCAGTTGGTAAAACAACATTATTACTAGCAATAAAAGAACCAGAATAAAGATTTGCTACTCCGTAATTTAAATTTTGTATTGATAGTTTTTGTATATTTACTACATTAGCAGTAATATCACCACCGACAAATAAAGATTTTTGTATAGAAGCTCCTCCATTTGTAAGAAAACTACCACCGTTTGATACATTTATAGCATCTGCTGTATTTTGAATAGTAATTCCACCAAATGAAATTAATGCACCTGATTGTAAATTAATAGAATCATCAGTAGCAGTTAATGTTAAATAGGAATAAGTACTAGAACTTCCAGCCATTCCATTAATAGATCCTTGGACATAAAGATCTCTTTCTACATGAAGATCATCTCCTACATAAAGAACTTTTTCAACACTTGCACCACCTGCTATTTTTAATGCTCCTGAATAAATATCAGAAGCATTTGTTAAACAAGTAATACTCATAGAATTATCATTAGCATTTAATATAATTGGTTTACTAATTTGATTTCCTGCAATTAATTGTAATGAAACTGATGTACCTGATGATAAAAATGAATATCCAGCTAAACTTCCAGATCCAGTATTATTGTACCCTGATGTTAATTTTATAATTCCTGAATTATCGGAAAATTGTATTGAAGAAGATCCAGAATTCGACTTGTTTTTAATTTCTAAAACACTCCCGTTTTTATTTGATGATATAACATTTAAATTTGAACTATCAGATACATTTAAATTACCTAAAATATCTAAAGTAGAATTTGGTGATGTTGTACCAATACCTACATTTCCTTCTGTATAAAATAAGGAATTTGATAATGTAGTCCATTGACTTGAAATATAAAGAGATCCATTTTTATATAAAGAACCTGTAAAGTTTATATTAGAAGCTGTTATACCAGTAACATTAATCGTTCCTAATGTACTATCTGTAAATGTTGAATTTGTTGCTGAAATAGAATTTGTCGTTATACTTGTTGAAAAATTTGCATTTCCAGATACATCTAATGTATATATTGGACTCACCATTCCTATACCAACATTTCCAGATGTATAAAAAATATTACCCATGGTATTTTCCCATGGAGAACTTGCATAAATAGAACCATTTTTGTAAAGATTTCCTTCAATGTAAATATTATTACTTGATACATTAGTAATAGAAGCATTACTTATATTAATGTTTGATCCATTTAAATCACCCCCTATAAATAAACTTTTATTTATAGAAACACCTCCAGCTATTGTTAATGCACCACCTGAAGTTATACTACTACTATCATTTGTACAATTAATACCTAAACCTCCATTATGTAATACTATAGTTCCAGTTGTGGAATTTGTTGATAAAGTACGTGAATATAAAAACATTTCACCATTATCACTTGTGCTAATACGCGCAGAATTTCCACTAATACCTACATTGTTAAAATCTTTTATAAATTCTAAAGAATTAGCTATATCAATGATTTTTTGAATAGTCATTACTTACTTATATATATAATATATATTTTTTTTTTACGATTTTTGATTAAACTTTTTTTAAAGGTTTATAATAATGTCTTCGACAGTGAAATTTCAATGTGTGGATAATGGATTCCCTATTTTTTTGATAGATTCACTTTCTGGTATTTATAATACAAATACAAAAGATTCAACAAACTCATCTACTGGATCTATTTTATTACATGGTGGATTAAGTATAAAAACAACTACAAATTCAAGTAGTGTAACAAATGGTGGTGGATTAACAATAGCTGGTGGTGCAAGTATTTTAAAAGATCTATATATAGGTGGTAATTTAACAGTTTTAGGTACACAAACACAAATAATTTCTCAAACTGTAAAAATAGCCGATAATTTAATTGTATTAAATGCATCTCCTATATCAGGAAGAGACGCTGGTATTTTATTTGAGAGATATCAAACAGAAAATGATAATAATGTAGGAGATGTAATAAATGACACGCCTTTTTTAACAGGAACAGTTGTAAATTCTGATTCTAATACAGTTATATTAGATAATTCTAGTTTAATAGATAATTATTATAATAATTTTTATATAAAAATAAATAGTCAAATAAGACGTATTGTTTCTTATACTGGAAGTACAAAAACAGCTACTTTGAATACATCATTTACTACTTTACCAAATATAGGTGATACATTTTATTTATATAATAATGTTTATGCATCTCAATATTTTAAAGAAGAAACTAATAATTTTGTATTTTCTTATACAGTAGTTGATCCTGGTTCTAGTAATATTACTAGAGGTAATTATATTGGATTAGATACTGGATATATATCAATATTTGATACAAAGGATACAATTAGCAATAGTAACTCAATTGGTTCTTTAGTAACATTGGGAGGTGCAAGTATAGCTAAAAATATGTATGTAGGCAATAATATTTATAGTAGTTCTATAAATACAACAAATGGATCTTTTACAGATATTACAACGTCAAATTTAATAACAACGAATTTAACAACGTCAAATTTAATAACATCAAATGTATTAACGTCAAATATTACAACATCAAATATAATAGTAAGTGATTGGAAAGTTGGTGCATCATCTAGTAACTTTATATTAAATTATAATAATACAAATAATGTTTTAGTTTTATCTACTAATGGAAATTTAAGTATAACAAATAATCTATCTACTAATAATATAAATGCGAATAATGTTTTAATTAATGGAAATTTAACAGTAAATCAAGATATAAATACGTTAGGTAATTTATATACAGATGGCCAATATGTAGGTATAAATGTAGTTTCACCATCTTATCATTTAGATGTAAGTGGAAATGCTCATGTATCTGGTAATGTATATATAGATGGTAGTATTACTGGTAGTGCAGAATCTTCTACAACACTTTCATATCTTACAATAACAGCAGTAGATGATGCAATAAATTACTCAACAGGTTCTCTTATAACATTTGGTGGTATAACAAGTCAAAGTATTAAAGATGCTGAAAGTATATCAAATGGCGGTACCTTTTTAACAAAGGGGGGTGCAAGTATAGCTAAAAGACTTTTTATAGGTGATGGATTGGTTTCACTTTCAAATTCAAATACAGTTGGATCTATATATACAACTGGAGGTAATGTAGGAATTAATACAACGGCTCCACAATATAAATTGGATATAGAAGGAACTATGAAATCAAATAGTGTAGATGCAACTATTGGTAATTTAAATAATGTAAATTCTACAAATATATCAACAACAAATTTATTAACAACAAATTCAACTTTTTCAAATACTTTAATAACAAACAATACAGTAACAAATAGTGTATTAACAAATATAACTACTAGCAATTTAATAGTAAATGGCAATACTCTTGATTCAATTATTAATTTCAAAAATTCTATAGATTGGTCTTTAGTTTCTGCTACTGTAGGTTCATTTAGTATAAGATATAATAATAATCCTATCATGACAATTAATACAAATGGAAATACTTTTGTTAATAATAATGTATTTTTTAATAGTAGTCAAGGTGATATATCCTCAAATAATAATCCAACTATTATTTCTGGAGGTTCTTTAAATATATCTGGAGATACTATTGTATCAGGTGAGAATAATATTTATTTTACACAAACTGAATCTAGTTTAGCTCCACCAAGTTTATCTACAAGATCTATTGGAAGTAAAATTGTATTACGACCAGAAATTGGATCAAATACAGTTGATTACGCAATAGGAGTTGAAACAAATAATCTTTGGTTTAGTTCGAACAGTGGTATAAAATGGTATAAGGGAAGTGATGTAACAATGAATTTAAATTCAAGTGGTTCTTTAAGTATAACTAATACTACAAATGCATCTGGTGTAGGAACAGGTGGTGGATTAACTATAAGTGGTGGATGTAGTGTAAATAAAGATCTTTATATAGGAGGAAATTTATATGTAAATGGTGAAAATACAAGTAGTATATCTGGATTAACAGCAATTGGAAGTTATTCTGGTACAAGTGTTTATCAAGTCGTTGTAAATATAAATACTACAATGCAGAATACATTATATAAAGTAATTGGTAATGCAACAACTACAACAAATAATGGAAATACGTATATAGTATCGTTTTGTAATTTAACAACTACAACATTTACAGCAAATATACTTAGATTAGATAGTTTGTTTAGCGGATGGACAGATCCAGATTTAAATATAAGTTGGACAATTTTTCCATAAACTAAACTTTTTTTAAAAAAGTGTTACTTTGCCGAAGCTGAGCTTCAGCTCAGTAAGGTATCAAAAAACTAAAAATTTCAAAAAACCAAAAAACTAAAAATTTCAAAAAACCAAAAAAGTTTAAAGTCTGTTTATTTATAATAATTACTTTAATTGTTATAATTAAAACTTTTTCTTAAAAGGATTGTTTAAGTACATTTTCAACTGCATCTCTTTTCATAATACGTTTAATCCATTTATACACATTAGGTCTAGATTTAAATAAATCCTTGAATCCACATCGCAAAAGATGATTTACATAAGGAATATGACTAATATCTGCAATACTGAATTTGTCTCCACCAATATAAAGAAAATCTTCTAATCTTTTTTCATATACATCTAGAACCTTTTCTAATTCTACAACTGAAGATTCTACTACCTTTTCATCTGGTTCTGATCCATACATTTTTTTAAATACCTTTTCATATACAATTTTGTCAGCAGGTGGATTAAAATTTTGTGACTCTACTTCTAACCACAAATCAACTTCTGTATCACCAAGAAAATCTTCTAATTCTACATTATTTTTAGCAATGTATCTTAATATACATCTGCTTTCAAATAAACTTCTGTCTCCATAAGTCATGGCTGGAACTTTTCCAAAAGGTTGTAATTCTTTAAATTTTTCTTCTTTATGTTCACCCTTTTTTAAATCAACGTTTGTAAAATTATATTTAAGATTTAATTCTTCAAGCAAAATAAGAATTTTTTGAGTACAAGTTGCTACTTTATCACCGTACAATACTACTTCTACCATTTTTGTATATTTGTATATTTATATAATTATATATAATTATTTGTTTTTAAATTAAAATTGTTTTTAATTTTAACGAAAATTCGTAATAATATTAAAATAATATTACAATTAAAATATATTACAATTAAAAACAATTAATTATATGAAAAACAATTTAGTTTTCGGTATTGATTTTGGCACAACGACATCTTGTATATCTTATTTTGACAAAGAAAAGGATGATTTTGTAGTAATTCAAAACAAGAATGGGAATTATACAACACCTTCTATTATTTATTTTGACGAAGAATCTGATGATATATTATATGGTGAAGATGCTTTTTATATATCAAAATTAAAAACTGTAAAACATGAAAATCTTTTTACAAATATAAAAAGATTAATAGGAAAAGATTTAAGAAATTTAGATAGTGAAACTTCTAGTTTTTTTAATAAAAATATCATAGAAAATGATTATTTCTTATATTTTAAGAAAGGTGAAATGTACAAGATAACACTTGAAGAAATTATTATATATTATTTAAATTATTTAAAAAAAAATGCACTTGAAAACTTAGGTACCTTGCCGTCTAACGAAGGTGACGTTTTAAATGTAGTTATTACTGTTCCAGCATATTATAATGAATTACAAAGGAATATTATAAAGAGTTGTTTTCTTAAATGTAAAATGAATGTAATACGAATAATAAATGAACCAACTGCAGCAGCTTTATATCATAGTTATTCTAATAAATATAAAGATGATTATAACATGTTAATTTTTGACTGTGGCGGTGGTACAACAGATATATCTATTATTCATGCAGATAATGAAGAAAAAATGTACGATGTTATGGAAGTTGTAGGTGATAATTATTTGGGTGGTTTAGATGTTACTAGTTTATTAGTAGAGTATTTTTATGAAAAGTTGAATAAAATGTTAAGTAAAGATAAATTACAATCTTATTGTGAACAATTAAAATGCGAATTAACTTATAATAATACTTCGATATTGTATATTGAATCTTGCGATTTTAAATATACCGTATCTAGATATTTATTCAATGAAATATGTAAACCATTTTATAATAAAATAGATCTATTAATTGAAAAACTAGACTGTAATACAAAAGATATATCTAAAATAATTTTTGTAGGTGGATGTTCTAGAATTCCTAGATTACAAGAAATATTTTGTCAAAAATTTTCAAATGCACAAATTTGTTTAAATACAGATAGAGAAAAAATTGTATCATTAGGAGCATGTTTACAAGGTGTTTTATTATATGACTTGATGAAAAAAGATTGTGATTTTAGAGAAAGTTTATTAATAGATATTACTCATTTAACATTAGGTGTTGAAGTATCAGGTGGTATAATGAGCCCTATTATATCAAAGAATTCAATAATACCTATTAGTAGAACTGTAGAATTTACTAATTCTGAAAACGATTCTATTATAGATATTAATGTTTATCAAGGTGAAAGAAGACTTGTAAAGGATAATTTTTTAATATGTAAATGTACATTAGAAAATTTACCAAAAGTAGACAAAAATCTTTTAATTATTAAAGTAACATTTTCTATAAATTCAGATGGTATTTTAACTGTTGATGCAAAATTAAAAAATGATGAAAATACAAGTATTACTACAATAAAAAATATAAAATCAGATATTACATTAGATCACAATAGAGAAAAAGAAATAGATGAAATTATTAAAAATGCAGAAGAAAATAAATTAATTGACAGTGAAATTAATTAATAATGAAATTAAATATCCGGTTAATTGGTTAAACTACCAGTTTAAATATCCGGTTAATTTGGATAAACCCAAATGATTTATGTAAAACCAAATGATTCATGTAAATACTATGTAAAATTTAATAAATCAATTAAATTATGGATGAGCAAGAACTAATTACGGATGAGCAAGAACTAAATTTATTTTAGTACTTGTAATACCGATCCGGAATACATTTTTAAAATACATTTCAGATCGAAAAATAATATTGAATTATGGTCTTGATTATTGATAAAATTAAAAATAACAAATAATAAAAAAGTGATTTAAAGATTATTAATTATTATTATATAATAGTGTTATAACCAAAATACATACATCACTATTATTATATAATAGTGTTATAACCAAAATACATACATCACTATCATTATATAATAGTGTTATAACCAAAATACATACATCACCATTATTATATAATAGTGTTATAACCAAAATACATACATCACCAACCATCATTGTATATTAAATACATACATCACCAACCACCAATGTATATTATCCACGGTTCACCCCATATCAAAATAATGGATAAGATTCACATTAAGCAAATAGAAATAGTGGATCTAATCAATTATGATATGTTAGAAAATATTATAGAAAGATTAGAATTAAATGAGATTATTAATTTTATATTTTCCTGCAAGAAAATATACGGATTATATAAAAACGATGATAAAAATTACGGATATAATAAAATTACAAATAAAATAATAAATAAAAGTGCTCATTTTTTTAAAATAAATGACGTTATTAAAATAACACCAGAAAATAAAGACTCTTTATGTAATACTTTTATTACAATGTATAAATTGTTTAAAAATCAAAAAAAATATGATAGTTCAGATGTTTTAGTTAATATGATGGAAAATAATATAAAATCAAATGAAATATTTAGATGCTTTTGTTTAAAAAGTAAATTTTGTAAAAATATGGAAAAGTATAAAGAATGTAAAAACATTGAAAATTATACACAGCATGAAAATATCGTAAGATATATCAATTGTGGAAACGATTTTGTTTTTAGAAATTATGAAAAAAATATAATATCAAATTCTGATATGAAATACATGATTATTAATATAGATAAATGTAAATTGGAAATAATATTAAAATCATTTTTGATAGAAACTGAAATGATGGCGTTATGTATAAATGATATATTAAAATATAAAAAAAAAGATTACGATACAATAATTAAAATATGTATTGATTATATATTTTTCAGATATTGTTTTAAAGAAATATCAGATTATAATAAAAAATATTTTATAAATATCTTTACTTATTTTGTTTTTTATAATGAAACATATTTATTAAAATACTTTGAAACAAAGTTGGAAAAATATTCACAATCAGATATTTTAAATATAGATTATATAACACAAATATTCCGGGATAAATTACAGAATTGTAATAAAAATTATAAAGATTATTATTATTTAAAATCAGTAATTTGAAAATACATCAATTTAAAAAAATGAATACTAAATGTATAAGGAGCATATACTAATGACTATTAATATTATTTCATGTGTAATTCCTTATAAAAATCGTTTAGCTATAGGTAAAAATAACGATTTGTTAATAAAATTAAAACATGATCAGCATTTTTTTAAAAAAATAACATCAGACAGTTTGTCAAGTTCTTCAAAATTAAATAAAAATGTTGTATTAATGGGTAGAAAAACATGGTTTTCTATTCCACAAGAAAAAAGACCTCTTTCGAATCGTGTTAATTTAGTTTTAACAAACGATATTGATTTATTAAAATTGTCACCGTATAATTCTAGAAAAGAGATTAATAAAGACCTGTATTTTTTAAATTATAATCAATTTATAGAATTTTATAAAAAGTATTGTGCTAACGTATTTGTTATTGGTGGTAGTAATATATATGATTTGTTTTTAAAAAAAGATAGTTTATTTAAAGCAGATAAAATTTTTTTAACAGAAGTTAAAAATTATAAATTAGATAATGGTGATGAACCAGATACATTTATAGAAATACCTGATTATAGATATAAATTAATTAGTTATTCTGAAAAATACGAAACTGAAAAATGTAATTATCGTATTTTAACATACAAATTAAATGAAAAATTAAATGAAAAGTTAGATGAAATTACAAATGAAAAATTAAATAAAATTACAAATGAATTTTCGTATTTAGATTTAGCAAAAAAAGTTTTAAAAAATGGACATGAACGCGTAGATCGTACAGAAGTTGGTACTATTTCAATTTTTGGAGAATCTTTACGTTTTGATATATCTAATGGAACAGTACCATTACTTACAACAAAACAAGTACCATTAAAGGCATGTATAGAAGAATTGTTATTTTTTTGTCGTGGAGATACTGATTCGAAAATTCTTGACAATCGTGGCGTAAGAATTTGGAATGGTAATTCTTCAAGAGAATTTTTAGATAAACGTGGACTACGTAATTACAGGGATGGTATACTTGGACCAGTATATGGATGGCAATGGAGATTTTTTGGAGCAAAATATTCACAAGCTTTTGCAAATACAAGTCTTATAGATACATCAAAAATAGGTGGAGTTGATCAATTATCACAAGTTTTACACCAATTAAAAAAAGATCCTTTTAGTAGAAGGATTATAATTTCTGCATGGAACCCAGTTGATTTAGATAAAATGTGTCTTCCACCTTGTCATTATTCAATACAATTTTATGTAGAAGAAAAGAATGGTGAAAAATATTTATCAGCATTATTTAATATGCGTAGTTCTGATGTATTTTTAGGTTTACCATTTAATATAGCAAGTTATAGTATACTTTTACATATTCTTGCTAAAAAAGCAGGTATGAAAACAAAAGAAATAGTATACATGGGAGGAGATGTTCATATATATAAAAATCATATTAATCAAATGAAAGAACAAATATCAAGAACACCCAGACCATTTCCTAAAATACACTTGGATCCACATATAGAATATATTAATTGGGAATATATAAAATATAGTGATTTTGAATTAATTGGATATTTTCCATATAAAACGATTAAAGCTGAAATGGCTGTGTAATTAGCTACGTAATTGCAATTAAAAAAATGAATTTTAAAAGAATTATATAAAAAAATACCTTAACTTGAAATTTTAATTATTTAGACATTATATAATTAATATTATCTTACAATGAACAATTTTTTTAATTTTGACAAATATATAAACGAATTACAAAAAAGAGTAAAAGATGCAATCCGTGATAAACAAGAATTTGAAATTCGTTTTGGAGAATTTAAAATTCGTAGAGATCAGTCCGGTGCCATAGAACGAGATGATCGTGGAAAAGTAAAAAGAGTATTTGATTCTACTTTTGAAACAGAATCATTTTATACATTAAAAAAGATGTTAGATAATCAAACTTCCGTAACAAAAACAATAAAAAATACAAAAGAAACAATTTATAAAATGGATACCTTGCCGTCTAACGACGTCTTCGTTAAAGGTAGTGGTTTTAGTGCAAGAAAAATCTTGGATTTATCTGACAACACTGAAAGTTTTATGAAAAAAAAAGTAGTTAGTAATTATGACATATATGATTATAATATGCGCCTTTCATCTTCTACAGAAATTGATATAACTAAAGATGAATATGAATCAAATAAAACAGAAAAAACTAGTGAAACTGAAATTTTAAGAGAAAAGAAAAGAACATCTTATCAATTTTCTTGTGGAAAAATAGATTTGACAATAACAACACAAACATTTAAAGAAAATGTTAAAGTATTATATGAAGTAGAATTTGAAATTGAAAAAGATGATATATCTAATATAATGGGAATTGTTTTGTTCATTTTACAAAATAAACAAAGTAGTTATTATATTATTTCAGACTATGAAAAGAGATCGGTATTAGATATGTATAAAAAAATGACAGGAAAATCTTATTTTATAGGTGCTCAACCTGAAACTTTAGCAAAAGATAAAATTATTAATTTATATAAAAATCTTTATTCAGTAACAGATAAGGCTGATGGAGAAAGAGTTTTTATGTTAATCGATGATAATGGTATGGTTTTCTTTATTGACAATAATTTAAAACGCGTTGTTAAAACTGATATAAAATCAGATTACCGTATGACTCTTATTGATGGAGAATTAGTAAAAGAAAAATCAGTATTTCATTTTTTAGCATTTGACTTGTTAATGTTTAATAATGAAGATATAAGAGGAAATAAAGAATATTATTTAAAACAACGTTTAGATCGTTTAAATGATATAATTAATAGAACTCCTTCCACCAATTTTTATAAAGTTTCTATGAAACGTTATTATTTTAGAAATGTTTTCATGGCTTCAAAAATTATTTTAGATTCAGTTAATGAAAAATTTTACGAAAACGATGGTCTTGTTTTTACTCCGATGGATGAACCGTATCCATTGACTAAAAAATGGGGAAGTCTTTTAAAATGGAAACCTGATTATTTAAATACTATAGATTTATATGCTATAAAAATTGGAGCTGGTTCAGAGAAAGAAACATCAAAATGGGAATTGTATGTTCAGCACAAAGAACAAAAAGAACAATTTGTAGAAAAAGAAAAAATCATAAAAAATAAAACAGTTCTTTTTGATGTATCTTCATTGTGCGGTTCTAATGAAAATATTTTTATGACTTATCAAACTGAATTTTCAGATAAATTAATTGACCCAACGACAAATGAATTTTATCAATCTAAAACTGTTTTAGAATGTAGATGGGACAAGAATTTAAACAAGTTTGTTCCTTTAAGAACTAGATGGGATAAAACTATAAATCCTGAAAAACATGGCAATTTTAGCACAGTTGCATGTGATATTTGGAATAATATTAATAACCCAGTTGAAAAAGAATTGTTATTTAAGTTTAATGTCAATTCTGTCACTGGGGATTTTTTTTTTGAAAGAATGAGGCGTTTTCATAATAAAATTAAAGAATATCTTTATAATAAATATTGTAAAGATATTCCTTATTTACTTGAACTTTGTTCTGGAAAAGGTGGAGATTTATATAAATGGTTTTATAATGGGGTTAAAAATGTAGATGGATATGATATATCTGAAAAAAGTATTGAAGAATGTAAAAAAAGATACAACTCTTTAAGAAAAGGTAATGTAAAAGATAATAACGTAAAAGGTAATGTAAAAGATAATTTAAATTACAATTTTTACTGTTTAGATTTAACAAACAGTGATTCTTTTGAACAAATTTATAAAAATAATGGTAATGGATTTGATTCTATTTGTTGCCAATTTGGTATTCATTATTTCTTTCAATCAGAAGAAACATTGAAAAATATCACAAAAATATTAGAAACATCTTTAAATAAAGATGGTTATTTTATTGTTACATTTCTTGATAACAAAGAAATCGATGATCTTTTTTTAAAATCAAAAAACAAAAATATGTGTTATAAAGAACAAGATAATGAAATTTGTTATATAATGGAAAGAGAACATACAATGTTAGAATTACCATTTGGTAATTCCCTGAAAATTACATTAAATGGAAATAATGTTTTAAGTGACGGGTCTAACGAATGGATTATTGATTTTCTACATTTTAAAGATTATATGGAAAATATGGGTTTTGAATGTGTAGAAAATGAATTATTTAAAAACTTTTTTATTGAAGAAAATCATGAATTTTTTGAATGCGAACGTGATATTTCATTTTTAAATAGATTTTGTGTATTTAAAAAAACATTAAAAAAAAAAGAAGATAATAAAGATATCTTAGATACATTGGATACAGATACATTGGATACATTGTGTACCTTCCCGTCTAACGACATCTTCGTTAAAGGTACCTTGCCGTCTAACGACATCTTCGTTACTTTGACTTTACCAAAACAAATTATAAAAGATTTAAAAAATACAGAATTTAATTTTGAAACAATTGATTTACAACAAAAAAACATTTCTGTTTTTAAAGTATCTTCAGTTTATGATATAATTGATGTATTAAATTGTATAGAATATAAATATTATAAAAACAAAATACAAAATAAAATTCTTGATTCTGATTTTAATATTATAACGAAAGCTTTTACTGATTTATCTATTTTATACAAACCTAATTATATATCTGATCCACTAGATTTCACACAATATAAATTAGAAAAAGATGTAATCCATTTTACATATCATAAACATACTATAGAAAAGCAAAATACATTAGAAAGTAGTTTAAATGATACTTCTATTACAGAATATGATAATTGGTATATTATTATGTATAAAGATAATTTACTATTCGATTTATCAAATATAAACAATCAAGAAAATGTACAAGAAAACAATCAAGAAAATGTACAAGAAAACAATCAAGAAAATGTACAAGAAAATGTACAAGAAAATGTACAAGAAAATGTTCAAGAAAATGTACAAGAAAATGTACAAGAAAATGTACAAGAAAATGTACAAGAAAATGTTCAAGAAAATGTACAAGAAAATGTACAAGAAAATGTTCAAGAAAATGTACAAGAAAATGTACAAGAAAATGTACAAGAAAATGTTCAAGAAAATGTACAAGAAAAAGATATAGTAAGAAAAGAGTATGAAGATATTAAGACAAATGATAAAAAAATTACAATTAAAATTTTAAAAGATCTTTTACAAAGATTATCATTAAAAACTTTTGGTAAAAAAGAAGAATTAGAAAAACGTTTAGAAACACATTTGAAAAATACATTTTTTTAAAATAAAAAAATGAAAATGATTTAAAAAATGTTTTTATTAATTAATAATGCTGTTTTTTTTGCATAACGATAATGATAAAGAAAGAGACGTTGCATTAAAAATAAATTCAAATAGTTCAGATATTCCTGCATTACCAAATGAAAAATATGGATATACACAATATTTAAATACATGTAGAAACAAAATTGATAACATAGACTCAGATATATGGAAAAAAGTTAGATGGTACATTAACGTGTATGATTTTCAAGTAAAAGATCCTATTGTAAATAGAGCATTCTATAAATATTGGGAAATTATTAACGAATTTGAAATTTTCGAAGATTATACTGAAGATGATATTATTTTACATTGTGCCGAAGCACCTGGTGGTTTTATTCAAGGATCAAACATTTATTTACAAATTGACCGTTCAACAAAAATTAAAAATACAACAAAACAAGATATTGACGAAGACGGTTTTATTACTGTTAAAAAACGTAAACATGTAAAAAATAACTATAAAATTTATACAATTTCTTTAAATAAAGATTTACCACAATACAAGAATTACAATCTTCCAACTTATAACAAAAATATTATGAACAAACATCTTTATATTACTTATGGTAGAGATAATACAGGAGATATTAATAATTTTTATAACATTGATCATATCAAAACAAATTCCAAAGGACCTTTTTATTTAGTAACTGCAGATGGAGGTTTTGATGAAGGGAATGATTTTAATCATAAAGAACAACTTCATTATAATCTTATTTTAAGTGAAATTTATTCTTCTATTAGTTTACAAAAGACAAATGGACATTTTATTTTAAAAATGTTTGATGTTTTGACTGATACTAGTATTCACTTGATTTATTTATTATCATTATGTTATAAAGAAGTTTATATATATAAACCAAAAACTAGTAGACCTACTAATTCTGAAAAATATATAGTTTGTAAATACTTTAATTTATCAATTGAAAATAAAGAAAAATATTTATATCAATTAAAAAATCTTTCAAATAGTATTAAATTGCATACTTGTAAATTTATTTCATTTACTTTATTTGAATCAATTCCTGAAAATTTTATAAATGAAATTAAAAAATGTAATAGTTTTTTATTAAAAAAACAATGTGAACATTTAGAAAAAGCTATTCTATTATGTCAAGATACTTCTTTTGTAAAGGAATATGAAAATAGACTACAAGAATCAATTGAAAAAAGACGGGAAATTTTCCACGAATGGCAAACATTGTATAATCTAGATTCTTATGTCTAAAATAAACTTTTTTAAAAAAAGTTTAATCAAAAAAGATTAAAAAGTAATCAAAAAAGTAATTAAAAAGTAATCAAAAAAGTTTAATCAAAAAAGATTAAAAAGTAATTAAAAAGTAATTAAAAATATTATTACTTTTTGGTAAAGCTTTTTCTTAAAAAGCTTAAAAATATTATTACTTTTTGGTAAAGCTTTTTCTTAAAAAGCTTAAAAGCTTATTTAATTTCGTGTAGTAATATCATCTAAATTTGATATTTTATTATTTATTATAAATAACTTTATATAATAATAGAATTGAAAGCAATTCATTGTAAACATTAATACTAATATTGCCATAATTGTATACAAGTATGGTTGAATATTAGTGAAAGCGATTTTTGTAATTTTATTAATAAAACCTTCTATTCTATGTTTGTTTTTTTCCTTTTCGCATTCTTTAAAAACAATACTTATTGTTTCTTTAGTTAAATCTGAAAATATAGATTTCATTACTTAGTATATATTATAGTAAAGGTATTGATTTTTTATTATATGCGCAAATAAGTTTAATATAATAAAAAATTGAATTGTGTTTGATTATTTCTTTTTTTTTATAATATTAAATTAAAAATGGCAGAACAACAAGAACCAACGGTTATTACATTAAATGACACCAATTCTATTCAAATTTTAGCACAGTATATTGAAGTTGCACAACAAAAGGGAGCATTTATTCTTAATGAAGCAGAATTATTAAAAAGATGTATTGATGTAGTAGTTAATAAAGTTCCTGATAATGAAATTACTTCTGATGTAGCTAAAAATGTATTAATTCAAGGTATTAATAAAGGACAAAAAAATGGATCTTATACATTAAATGATGCTTCTTTATTAAGTAAAGTAGTACAATATGTTAATAATTCACTACCTGTAGAACAACAGCAACAGCAACAGCAACAGCAACAGCAACAGCAACAGCAACAGCAACAACAACCTCAAGAACAGCAACAACCTCAACAACAACAACCTCAAGAACAGCAATCAAATCAATATTATTCATCACAAAATGATGATTTATCTGATTTAGCAGAACCAATCCCTTTAAAACCAAAGGAAGTTTAAAAATTGGTTTAAAAATCGATTTAAAAAAAAAAGTAAAATTATTTTAATGTTTTTTAATTTAAACATTAAAAATATTATGAATTATATGAAAAAAGGAATGATTTTTGGAGTTGTTGTTTTTATCGGATATATTTGTGGTATTAATTATCTTATACGTAATAAAATGTATAGTGAAACTGAAAGTGAAAGCGAAAGTGAAAGTGAAAGTGAAGAGATACAATTACAATCGATTGATAAATTAGAAGAAAACATAGGAAACGTAGAAGAAGAAAACGTAGAAGAAGAAAATGAGGAAGAAGAAAATGAGGAAGAAGAAAATGAGGAAGAAGAAAACGTAGAAGAAGAAAACGTAGAAGAAGAAAACGTAGTAGAAAATGAAGAAGAAAATGCAGAAGAAGAAAACAATATAAAAAAATTATTAGAAAAAAAGAAATACATGATTGAATTAGACAAGAAACTTTATGATATAAAGGAGAAATTAGAAGAAATTAGAAACAATTTACATAATTTTGATTAAATAACTTCCATCATAATTATTACCAGTTTTATTTAATAAAATACCTGAATTACTTGGCCATGTTACATTTAAAAATACATTAGTAGTATATCCTGGAGCAGCAACTGTTCGAACTATATGAGCTTTTTGAGAGCTTTCGCTTTTAGTTACATGAAAAATACCAGATGGTCCATTTAAGATCACATTACTTATGGTAATAATGTAACTTCCTTTATTATAATTAGAAATAGTAGTAGTATTTGTAGATATAAGATTTACATTAGATATAACAATACCTAAATTATCTACGTATTTTTTTGTTGCCGCATCCTGTGAATTAATAGGATTAGCGACATTAGTAATATTTTGGAGATTACCAGTAGAACTAAGCATATCTAAACTACTTTTTGAGATAATACAATTACCTATTGTAGAAGATGTCACGACAATATTTTGTATTTGTCCACCGTCGATAAAAACATTACCTTCTAGACACACAGACATACGTGTTAATTGAAATTAGTATGTAAAAAATATTTTTAATTTACACGTAAAATAATTAATAATAAAAAAAATGAAAAAAAGATGATATATATAACTTTAACTGTAGCTTTAACTGTAGCTTTAACTGTAGCTTTAACTGTAGCTTTAACTATGTCTTTTATAAATAAGAGTGTGAATTATTCTCAAAGTAATCTATTAAAAACCAAATTATTGGCTCCTATATTGAATTCTTATAATGATTTTTTATTAAAAAATAATAATAAAACATCTATAAATATAGACATTAATTCTGGTATTTCTCTTGATTATCTAATTCCAAATAATAATAAAAAGTATTATTTGTTAATTACAAAAAAAAGTTTTTTAGAAGACGTAAAAGAAGATTATAATATTTTTTATTTTTTCCCAGATGATCAATCTGTAGAATATTATAGTAAAAATAATATTGTGAAAAATACATTAACTGATCAATATTTAGAATGTTCACCATTTTTTAAAGACACCCTTTTGTTAGAAGGATATCTTTATAAAAATATGGATAAAAACGAATATTTAATTACAGATATTCTTTCTAAAAATAATAAAGTAGTAGATTTATCTTATGAATTACGTTTAACATTAGTGAATGAAATTATTTTAGATATAAAAAGAGAATGTCTAAAACATATTAATGATCATATGTCAATTAATATTCATCCAAGTTTTCAAAAATCAAACGAAAATATGATAAAAATATTTAGAAATAATTTTATATATAAAGATGAATTGTGTTGTATTGAACAAATTTCACAATTTACTAAATGTAGATTTGTATCATCTTTTAAAAAAGAAGATACATTAAAAAAAATACAATGTAGCTCTTATACTGATGTATTTAATGTATTTAATTATTCTTCAAATAATAAAGAAGGTATTCTATATATTCGTGGTATTAAACATTCTAGATACATAAAATCACTTTTTGAAAAAAATGAAAATGTAACTATAAAATGTCGATATAATACAAATTTTATGAAATGGGAACCTATCTTACCTTAGTAACTATGTTGAGTACTATATGTACCGGATATTGTACCTGTAGAACAAGTTAAAATAATATTACCAAGTGGTTGTCTAGCTTGATTTCCACCATTAGTAGCACTTAAAAATCCTGAACCATATACACGAGTTGAACCTACACCATTCCAACAATATGTCGTATCAAAATAATAATGATATCTATTTCCATATGAAACACCAGAAGCTTGCGCTATCTTAATTGTACATATATTATCAATACCAAGTTGTTCACAACCACTTGCAATTAATCCAGAATTACTATAGATAGGTGAAAATGGTGAAGTATGTTTCACAGTTCTTTCATTCTGTTCATATATAGACATAGTCGTTCCACTACCATTATTCCCACTTAAAGTAATATTGGCAATACTAGATAAAATAAATCTAACCTTTATTTCTACATAATTATAATTAGTATCAGCAAATAAAATTGGTATTGTCGCTGTGCTAGCACCTGAAAATGTACCATTCCTAAAAACTGGTAATCTAGCACCACTACGAGCAATTGTACCACCTACATCTAATGTATATTCTGGTGTAGATGTATTTATACCTACATTTCCACCATTAAACATTATATTTCCGCTGGTTTGCGATGTATATGACCATAAACCTTCTACTAATTTTTGAATTTTAAGTTCACGGATTCTATGAGCACTCGCCAACCCACCTGTATAACAATAAAAACCACATTGATTAGCTGAGTAATTTTGAGATCTTGCAGTGTCTTTATAATTGATTACCAAATTTCCATTAAAATATATCTTGATTGTATTTCTTTGATATACAATTCTAACATTACGCCAATTTGAATCATCTCCCATACCCCAACCAACCTGAGTTAAAAAACCTCCACCATAAAATAATTTTATTAGATTCTGATATTCGTGAAATTCAACTTTATAATCCCCAGCTGCCCCGGCTCCCCAATAAAAACCATGTGCATCTGCTGCTCCAGGAACTTGTACCTGATAATCTACAGTAAATGCATTTCCTAAATTTGTATTCGTAAAATACCAGTCACCACTGCCACCACCATCTGGAGATAATTGTACATAACCTGTTGTACCACCTGTATTTTGAATATAACTGGCAGCACCAGCTATTGCTCCATGACGTAAAGATGTACCTTTCATATCTTCGTAAATTATTAACGAATTATAAGCATCTGAATTTATAGCAAGTCTATTACGACAACGTATATTAACTTTTTTTATTAATTTTTTTACATTGATTTTTCTACATTATTTTTTTTACATTACTTTATTTTATTATTTTATTATTTTTTGCATACTTTTTCTTAAAAAAGTATTTTCTATAGTAATGTTAATATAATGTTATATAGTAGTAATTTTGATGATTCTAAATTCCAAAAAATTAATTGGAGAGAATTCAATAGAACAATAGATGATCCATGTGCAGTTCAACAAAGAACTGATGACAATGCTAAAAAATTAAAATTTATTACAACTAATCATATTGATTTAATAGAAGCAAAGGAAAAGTTAAATTTTTACGGAATGACAATAAAGGATAAACTTTTTGTTCCATCTGAAAATATAGATAAAGATTCTTTTTTAAGATATGGGCAAGATGGAAATGTAATGACAAATTGCAATGTAAAAAATATTTTTGGTCAGTTGCCATTACCAACAGTTCCAGGAAAATTCCAAACAGGTCATGGAAATTTACAAATTGAAGATAAAATGAGATTTCCTATATATGAAGAACATAGACAGTCAAACATTCCTCGTGATGAAAACTTATATAATAGATCTTTTTATATATTTGATAATATAGAAAAACCAGATGCAATGAAAAGTATAGAAACAAGTGATTTTGGACCAAGAGGTGGTATGAGTACTAGATTTTTACCAAAGCAAAAAAAATAAAAGTAAGGTAAATTAAAACTTTAATATACGTTTCTTTGATTAAGTTGAGCTCTTTTCTTTTGTCCTACAATAATTTTAAAAATAAATGTATTTTGCATGCTTTTATTTAATGTATTTGAATTAACACCAAAATCAAATAAATTACCATCATTATCTTTTATAGAAATTGACATTTTTGATAAACTTGCTTTAGGAGTTGTAAAATTTAATGTTGTATTTTCATGAATTCTATTATCAATTTGAATAAACCCTCCAGATGTAGTAGGTGGGGCAAGTAATAGGATCGCAAACGAATTTGAAATATTAGAATCACTTGAAACCATAACATCTCCTATTTCTTCAATGTCTAATAATAAATAAGGTTCACTTTCAACATTATTTTTTGCAGGAATAATAGCTTGGATTAATTCAATAGAATATATATTTTTAAATTCGCTAGGAAAATGAACAACATATTTATTTACTAAAGGACTAAATTGAAGATTTCTATCTTTAGAAGATGCTGTTAAATAATATACCTTTTCTTCATATTCAATACTTGGTTCATTTGTTATACTAAATTTTTCATTAAAATTTGATGAGTATACTTTTTCAATATCGTTTTTATTATAATTTTTATCATTATATTCTGATAAACTATATTTGTGATTTTGATTTAACCGATTCGATGACATTTATAATTATATAAATAAAAAAAAAACATATATAGTACTTGCAAAAATAATTTTAAAAATTGATTTTTTTAAAATAAGAATAATCAAATATGATAAATAGTGATGAAATAGAACTAATATCTCTACCGTCTTCGATGTTAATCGGTAAGGTACGGATAGATAAAACTAATAGAAATATAGATAATGAGAATTATGTATATTGTTGTATATGTTTAAATACCTTTAACGAAGACGTCGTTAGACGGCAAGGTACCTTTAACGAAGACGTCGTTAGACGGCAAGGTACCTTTAACGAAGACGTCGTTAGACGGCAAGGTACCTTTAACGAAGACGTCGTTAGACGGCAAGGTACCTTTAACGAAGACGTCGTTAGACGGCAAGGTACCTTGCCGATTAACATCGAAGATGGTAGAGGTACAGATTGTAAAGGGAAAACAAAATTTATAAAAATGAATTGTTGTAATCAAAAACTTCATAAAAAATGTTTTTTGGAATGGATTCTTTATCCTATAACTAAAAATCACAATTATAATAACAAATTATATTGTATTATATGCAAATCAAAAATAAAAAATTTAGAAGATATTATTCCTTTAGGAGATTTTATTAATTATATTGAAAAAAAACAATATGAAACAGATGATAAAAAATTAATATCTTATTATAAAAAAATCATATCTGATTTTTATGAAGATAGTATAGTAACAATTATAATAAATTCTGAAGATAACAATGAAATAGAGGAATATCTTAACAAGGAATTAAGATTTTGTTTTTGTAATTTATTTTGTATAATTTTCCTTTTTATGTTATTTATTTTATTAATTCTTATTGGAAACATTTTTGTAAAATAATAAAATTTAATTTAAAATTATAAATTAAATTAATACTATGAGTGATATAATTATAAATGAGACACCTATACCATTAATTGGCAAGGTATCTTCATTATTTATAGTAATATTGTTTTGTATTGACTATTTTTTAGTATATAAAAAAACAGTTGATAATAATAAATCATTAACGGAAAAACAAAGAGCATATATTCTTTCTGTAAAAGCATCTTTGACGTTATTTTTATTAAGTTGTTATTTTAATTATAAATTTTTCTTATCTAATTTTAATAAAGACGCTTATACTTTATCATTAACAAATAATGATACAATTATATTACAATTAAGTACACTTCAATTGATCTCTTATTTTATAACAGATACAGTAATAGGATTTTTTAAATATCATAAATACATGTGTAATTTATCAGGATATACACATCATATAGTCTATATTTTTATAAGTGCTTTAGCGATAAAACAAAATAATATAAGCTATTATTTGTTATATATGATTGAAGAATTACCTACTATTTTTTTAAGTAGTGGAAATTATAATAAATTTTTAAGAAATGATAATTTGTTTGGATTTACTTTTTTTTGTACAAGAATTTTATATCATATATATTTAACTTGGATTGTTAGACATAACTATTTGTTTTTAACTTTGGGAGTATTATCATTAGGATTACATTCTTTTTGGTTTAAAAACTGGTTTAAAAAATATTTTTTAAAAATCGATTCAGAAAAAAATATTAAAAAAGACAAATTAAAAAAGACAAATTAAAAAAGACAAATTAAAAAAGACAAATTAAAAAAGTCAAATTAAAAAATACAATTATAGTAAATGTATTTTTTATTAAACTAAAATTAAACTAATTGTTTTTATTATAAGCTAACTATTTTAATTTTAAATGTAGTTGTACCATTAACTCCATTTGGATAAGGCCTATACATTAATTGTGGTTTACTATTTATAGGCCATTGCATATCTAATTGATCATTATAAACACCTTTTGCAGAAATAAATCGAACAACTGTACCTGGTAAATTAACTGCGTCAACTCTACCAATTGTAAAAATTGCATGAGCTCTACTACTATCATTGTCATTTAATGGTCTCACATAAACTGTATAAATTCCATACGTACTTGGAAAATCTATAATACTAACGGGTGACATTGAATTGTTATTTAAAACAACTGTTGTAATAATATCTGCAACACTTCCATTAATACTATTAATAGTTAAAGCATTTCCTGTAATATCATTTGCATGTACATCAGAATAATGAGCAATAGAAGTATTATCTGATGGATTTTGATTACTACAAACAAATGAAAATTCATCATGTGATTCATCCCATATCATCATGACAAAATGACATTCATATAATTCATAAAGAGAAGTAGAATCTGGAATTGTTGAAAAATTCATTCCTTCTGTTGGTGTTGGATTATTTAATATTCCTGTTTGATCATCTGTACTATAAATAGTTGCTATACGAGTATTTCCAATATAACTACGAATTCTTCTTACTTGATTTTGTCCAGTTCCACCAGAAATCTTTACCCACCATCCTGCATAATAATTATTTACATCACTTGCATTTGAATCAAAATGAATAGTTGTATATGAATTATCACCATTTTGAACTGAACCACTTACTTCAAATGTACTATTTACAACATCGCCATATCCGGTATCATTAGCTGATTGGTATCTTTTAATAGCTAAACCTCCATCTGCTGTACTACTAGGTGCATTATTTACTATAATAATATTATCATTAATGGTAACAACTGAAGACTCTATAGTAGATGTTACACCTTTAACATCTAAATTACCATAGATAGTTGTAGTGCTATCCGATGTACCTATAAAAACAGGTACATTGGGTGTTGATGTAGCTATTTGGATACCATTGGTAGTATCTGCACTTTCAAATTGCATTTTACTATTTGCACTTAAAAACATACCTCCACTTTGAGAATGTAATTTAATAGCATCAGAACCGGTACCTGAAGAAACTATATTTACTTTTGAATTTGTATTTCCTGTAACACTAATTGTTAAATCTTGATTATCTGCTTTTGTTTCATTTGTAATTAAACTTGTAGCACCATTTGTTTTTATAATAGTAGATCCACCAGTTTGCGTTTCTGTATTAAAACCACCCATGCCACTAAATAAACTAATTTTTCCATAAGAATAATCTGGTTGATTTATTATAATATCTCCAGTTGAATAGGTCGTATATATTTTTATAGCTTCATTTGTACCATCACTTTTTAAAATTAAAGAAGAATTTGTATTATTATCAAGACTTAATGTTAAATCTTGACTATTGTTATCTGTCTTTACTCTAAAAGTCGATGTTGCTGCTTGTGAAGTAAAAAGAATAGGTCCAGATGTATTTGTTATTAAATTAAAACCTCCAGAACCAACTAAATATGAAATAGAACCTTTACCTAAACCATCAGAATTTGAAAAAATCATATTACCAGCTGTATTAGTTGTTTTTACAACTAAAGCTGTATTTGATGTATTTATACCAGAACTAGCAATTGTCAACTGAGAATCTGTTTCACCATTTAAATTAATAGATAAATTTTGATTATTGGTTTGTGAATTTACTATAAAAGATCCAGATCCATTATTTGCAGTAATAGAAAGATTACCATTTGATGTCATTTGTGTTAATCCACCACTTCCAGATGCTATAGAAATAGGTCCTGTCTGTCCTGATAACATATAAATGCCACCATTTGCATTTGTATTTTTTATATTAATAGCAGAACTTGAATTTGAACCAGCTTGAATATTTATAGATCCAATTGTAGAATTTAAATTTAGATCATTTGCTAAACTTGTAATAGTAACAGTATCTGTTACTTCAATGTGACATTTATTTCCACCAGTAACAGTAAATGGACCATTTGTAGTATCAATATGCGTTTCTGTTAATTTTGTAATTCCATATAAAGTATTCATATTACCGTATACATTTAATGTTTTCTTAATGCTTGTTCCTCCGGCAACGACGAGTGAAGCATATGTATCATTTACACTATCATCTGTACCATTTATATTACACATTCTACTAACATTTAAATCACCCCAACCAAATTGCGAAACATCACTTCCTGTTTCAAGAGTAACATCTCCATGAAATATTGTTGCTAATGGTATTGACATACACTACTTATTTACTTATTAATAAATTATATATTTTTATCTTATTTTGGACGTCAAAAACAATTTTATTATAAATTTAATATTTTTAGTAAACTTGGTAAATCAACTTCACTAACGTCTCTGACGTCACATTTTGCTTCAATATGTTTAATTTCTTGAATATTAGAATCACCTTTAGCTACACTACATAACCCTTCGCATCTATTTGATGGACAATAATATTCTTTTAGATTAGTTGATTTATAATCTTGATAAAAACTAAAATATTTTAAAAATGAATTTAAGGATACGTATTTTTTTACAGAAATACTATTATTATTATAATCATATTTTGTATTAATAACAAATCCAGAATTGTTTGTAAATCCTTCTTCTCGATTTACAAAATCACTTAATACACCAGCGTGAGTAATAATAAATACATTTAATGTTTCTAACAATTCTTTTTTTTTAAGAAAAAACGTTATAAACCATTTTATAAAATTACTAATATCTCCTGGTTCTTTTCTCTCCTTTTTAAACATTTCAACGAAACTAAAATCGAAAAAGTTTAAAATACCTAGTCTTTCTAAATATTTTTTTTGTTCTTCTATAGTTTTCATTGCATAAAATGGTTTAGAATCTATTGTATTTCTACTCTCTAAAGAAAATTTATTACTAGAACCTTCATCAATTTCTCTTAAAAATGGGAAAACATATATTTTAGAAGGAGGATTTGCCCAACTACGACTCATATAATAAGCTGTTTCCATACATCTAATTAATGGAGCACATCCTATTACATGAATAGAATCTATTTTTATATCATCGTCGTTTAAATCATCATAAGACAATTTAAGTATCTTATCAATAGATTTAAGTATTTTACTTACGACACATCCATTATGTATAGATGCATCTACTCCTACTTGTGTTAAGACAGGGTCGATCATTGGATTTACTGCACTTTTATTTTTTCCAGAAAAAGATAATGCATCTTGTACAGAAATTATATCAGATTTCATCAAACCAGAAATAGCATTATGACAACCAAAACCATGACGTACAAATGTAAAATTAATATTTGATTGCATTTAATATAACTAAACTTTTTAAAAAAAAGTTTTATCAAAAAATAAACTAATCTTTTTAAAAATAACTAAACTTTTTAAACAAAAGTAAACTTTTTTTAAAAAAGTTTTATCAAAAATTTAAACAGTTTTATCAAAAATTTAAACAGTTTTATCAAAAATTTAAACAGTTTTATCAAAAATTTAAACAGTTTTATCAAAAATTTAAACAGTTTTATCAAAAATTTAAACAGTTTAAGGTTTTATTTTTTATAATAACAATTAAAGTAATTATTATAAAATTTTTTATCTTTTTGATAAAACTTTTTAAAAAAAAGTTTAGTTTAAAGAGTTGTTGTAAGTGCTCTAAAATTAACAGAAGCACTACTCCATCCAGTAATATCAGTAGAAGTATATTTTACTTGACCTGCATCTGTAATAGAGAATGTATACCCTGTAACATCACCTACATAAGAACTATTAATAACCCAATTACTTCCTTTTTGAACTCCCTTAAGATTATAGTAAGCATATTTGTTACCTGCACTTGAAAGAATAGTAACAGATACAACTGCATCGAATGCTCTTACAATAGCGTTACTAAATGCAAATCCTGTAATACTAGATGCCTCTGAAACATTATTTGCAGATACGAATTTACGTTCTCTTGAAATATCTCCCATACTTGGAGAAACATCAACTGTATTAAATATAATAGAACCACCAGTTGCAGATGTAGCACCAAGTATTGGAGTATAATCATTTGTAGAAACAGTAACCGAACCTGTTGTAACTGTAAAATTATCTTCCATAATAGATGCACCAGTAACATTAAGAGATCCTGCTGTAATACCAACAGATACACCAAGTGTTCCAATAACATCTAAAGTATAATTTGGAGCAGTAGTATGAATACCAATATTACCAGCACTATTAAGACGCATGTATTCTGTTCCTACAGTATAAAAGTAAAGATTGCCATCAGTGATATTTGGTGAAGCTGATGCAAGAATTTTAGTACTTTGTGCAATATCAATTACACCACCTAATGATCCCCATGAATCTCCTGGACCAAAACCTTCAAATGAAGAATATTCCGTATTATAACGAATATAACCATCTTGTGCAGGAGTTGGTCTAGACGCAACATCACCAAATGGAATTTGAAATGCAGGTCCAACAACAACTGCATTAGATCCCATAGTTACATTGGCATGTAAAGTAGATTCTCCAGTAACATTTAAAGATCCAGCTGTAATACCGTTATTAAAGATTGATGCACCACTTACTGTAAGATCACCTCGAAGAAGAGTTCCTCCAGAAACACCAAGATCACCTTGAAGAAGAGATCCTGCACTAACAAATAATGAAGCAGCAGTTGCACCTGCATAAAAGACTGATGCGCCAGTTACAGTAAGATCACCTCCAAGAAGAGTTGCTCCAGAAACACCAAGTGATCCTTGAAGAAGAGATCCTGCGCTAACAAACAATGAAGCAGCAGTTGCACCTGCGTAAAAGACTGACGCACCAGTTACAGTAAGATCACCACCAAGAAGAGTTGCTCCAGAAACACCAAGTGATCCTTGAAGAAGAGATCCTGTACTAACAAATAATGAAGCGGCAGTTGCACCTGCGTAAAAGACTGACGCACCAGTTACAGTAAGATCACCTCCGAGAAGAGTTGCTCCAGAAACACCAAGTGATCCTTGAAGAAGAGATCCTGCACTAACAAATAATGAAGCGGCAGTTGCACCTGCGTAAAAGACTGATGCACCAGTTACAGTAAGATCACCTCCAAGAAGAGTTGCACCAGAAACACCAAGTGATCCTTGAAGAAGAGATCCTGCACTAACAAATAATGAAGCGGCAGTTGCACCTGCATAAAATACTGATGCACCAGTTACAGTAAGATCATTTCCAAGAAGAGTTGCGCCAGAAACACCAAGTGATCCTTGAAGAAGAGATCCTGCACTAACAAATAATGAACCGGCAGTTGCACCTGCATAAAAGACTGATGCACCAGTTACAGTAAGATCACCTCCAAGAAGAGTTGCACCAGAAACACCAAGTGATCCTTGAAGAAGAGATCCTTCGGTAACAAATAATGAACCTGCTGTTACACCTTGGTTTAAAACTGATCCTCCACTAACAGTCAAAGTACCTCCAACTTGAGATCCTCCACTTACCATTAAACTAGCTAAAGTAGTTGTACCAGTAACAACAAATGTACTTAAAATAGTAGCTTGATCTAAACCAATATTCCCAGCGGATAAAGATGTTACTTCTAAATTAGTAATGATAGAATTTGTTGCATATAATCCCTTTGATCTTATATTAAGTAAATCAGTTTTTTGTAATGTTGTTTGAATATCATGTGCATGAGAAATATAACCCATTATATATTCGTCATTAGCTTCGTCATAATATTGAGCAACATAATTACGATTATAAAGAGCAAATGAATCTTCTGCACTTACAGTACTAGTAAATGGCTTATCATTATGAGTTAGTTGGGAAACACCTTGAGGATCAGTATAAGAATCCTCATCTGTAAAGCTTACTGTAACAACACCAGTAATATTTGTAGAATAAGGAGAAACTTTTCTAGCATAAATATTTGCACCAGAAGTAACTTTAATCCACCATCCATCTGGATTTAAAGCAGAGTCAGTTGTTGCAAAAGTAATGGAATTTGTTCCTCCTGACAATAAACTACCACTAAAAACTACTGGTTCATTTCCCCCAACCACATCTCCAGATCCATCATCAACTGCGGTTTGATAACGTTGAATCAAAAAACCAGCATCTCTAGACCCAGCTGGACCACTATTTAAAGTAAATGTATTGTCTACAACATTAATTGTTGTGCTATTAACAGATGTTGTTAATCCATTAACATATAAATTACCAGCAATAAAAGTATCTGCGCCAACGTGCAAATTTTTAGCAATACCCACACCACCATCTACAATTAAAGCTCCGGAATTAACTCCTTCACTTTCATCTTCTGCATATACATGTGTAATTCCCCCAACGTTTAATTTCTTTTGTACACCAATACCACCGGATAATATAAATGCACCAGATGAAACGTTATCAGATTGATAATCAGCATTAACACTCATACCTCCATATAGAACAAACGAACCACTTGTAGGACTTTCTGATGCGGTTGTATCGAAAATGACAATTGGTTGTTCAAAAAACATTGGTGAAAAATTTGAAGCTGCCATTTTATTTATACTTAATAGATTTATACTTAATAAATTTATTAAAATAACTGAAAATAAACGAAATCAGAAAGAATGAAACACAATATTACGTTTAAGACGTTACGTTTTATTAAAAATTGAATCTTTTTAATTTCTACTTTATTTTTTACATAGTAAAGTAAATGAAAAGTAATTTATCAGAAAAGTTTAAAGTTTCTAATATAAATGACCTTGAACTTTTATATTCTATTTTAAGAGATACTTATCCAAATAATGAAATCCAAATACAATTTAATTGGAATACAAAAGAATATACAATTAACGTTACTGATAAAACTTATTGTTTTGATCCTGAAATACCAGTTGATTTAGATATACAAGTTGTATACGGAGACTCTGTAACTGGTGATACTCCATTACTTTTAAAAAAAAATGGGATAGTTTATATTGAAACTATTCAGAGTATTTTTGATATTAATAAAAAAGAAGAATATCCAGGATTTAAAATGTTTGATAAAACAATTAGATTAGAAAAAGAATTTTCAACAACAGATTATCAAATATGGTGCGATGCTGGATGGGTAGATATTAAAAAAGTGATTAGACATCGTTGTGATAAAAAAATTTATAGAGTTTTAACACATACTGGTTGTATAGATGTTACAGAAGATCATTCTTTAATAACAGAAAATAAAGAACCTATAAAACCAAAAGATTTAAAAGTAGGAGACTCACTTTTACATAGTTTTCCTACAGAATTTATAGAAACTAGTCAAGCTATTGTTAAAATGAAAAAAGATAATATACAAAGTAAAATATGTAATACTTGTAAAATAGAAAAAAGCGTTGACGAATATTATAAACAAAATACTAAAAAGGATGGATTAAATGGAAGATGTAAAGATTGCGATTATTATAAAAACTCATTGCATCCTCTAAGAAATATTTATAAAAATTTTAAATTAGATAATTATGATCTCACAGAAAAAGAAGCTGAAGTTTGGGGATTTTTTCAAGGAGATGGTAGCTGTGGAGCATATCATTGTAAATCTGGTATTAAAAATAGTTGGGCTCTTAACAATAATGATTTAAAAAGATTAAATTATTTTAAAGATATTTTAGAATCAGTTGAACCAATAAAATTTGAAATATTAGATACATTAAAATCAAGTGGTGTTTATAAATTAGTTCCAAAAGGAAGTATAAAGTATATGGTGGATAAATATAGAAATCTTTTTTATTATCAAAAAGATTGTAATGCAGATGGTAATAAATATAAAATTGTTCCTAATTGTATTTTAAATGCGTCAAAAGAAATAAAAATGGCTTACTGGAAAGGATATTATGAAGCAGATGGTGCAAAAACTGGTAGTAAAAATGTTAATAATCCTTCTTTTGCTGTAAAAGGTAAAATTGGAGCACAATGTATGTATTATTTGATGAGATCACTTGATTATGATATGTACATTAATTTAGATAATCACGAAAAAAAACAAGAAATATATTTTTTTAATCAAATAAAAGATTTAAATAGAAATAAATTTGATGTTAAAAAAATTATTGATAAAGGTAATCCAGATGATTACGTGTATGATATTGAAACTAATATTGGAAGATTTGGAGCAGGAATTGGACAATTACAAATTCTGAACACAGATAGTGTCTTCTTGAAGTTTAAATATAATCGTGATGACTTTGAAAAGAATAGACGTGATACATTTAGATTAGCGACATTATGTGGAGACAACCTAACAAATGATATATTTGATAGAAAACCTATTGAATTAGAATTTGAAAAAGTATTTCATCCATTTATTTTATTAACTAAAAAACGTTATATAGCAAATAAATTTGAAAATACAAAAGACCCATTTGATTTAAAAGGAGTCGATGCAAAGGGTATTGCTTTAACAAGAAGAGATTATTGTCCAATGGTAAAGAAATGTTATAAAAAGGTGATAGATACTATTTTACAAGACACGAATAAAAAAAGTGACACGAATAAAAAAAGTGACACGAATAAAAAAAGTGACACGAATAAAAAAAGTGACACGAATAAAAAAAGTGACACAAATAAAAAGAAAGAAGATAATCTAAATGAAGATCCTGTGATATCAAGTACAAAATTATATATAGAATACGTAGACGACATTTTTAATTACAAAATATGTATAGATGATTTAATAGTATCTGCAATGTTAGCAGCTAGTTATAAAACAAGACCAGTTCATGTTCAACTTGCTGAAAAATTAAAAAGACGTAAAGAAGAAGTTCAAGTTGGTGATAGAATACCTTATATTTATATAGAAAATACAAGTAATACACCAAAACAAAAATCAGAATTAGGTGAAGATCCCAAATATGCTATTCAAAATAACTTGAAATATAATAGAAGTTGTTATTTAGAACAATTGGCAAAACCAATTTTAGGATTTTATAAAGTTGTTTTAAAAAATAATGAAGCATTATTAGATCATCTTATTAATTATACAAATGAGACTCTAATTAAATGTGGTGGTAAAAAACTATCTCCAAGTGATTTTAAAATAGAAGACTAATAAAAAGATTAATTTATTAATTATATAAAAATTTTTGTTCGACTAAGTAATTATAAAACATTGTTATATCATTTGCATCATTTAATTCTTTAAATTCTAGACATTCTTTTTTAGTAATTCTATTTGTTTGTTTTAAAGCTTTTTGCATTTCATTTTCTACTACATTAATTTCTGCAAGAATTTGATCATGATACTTTGTTATATCTTTATCTATATATGTAGTTTCAATATCATTTAATTTTTTATTATAAAAATCTCTTATATTTTTAGAATCGTCACCTATTTCTTCTATTAATTCATTTAAAATAGGTGCTATACAAAATTCGCCCTTAAATCTTTTATTTTTCGATACCATTTTATGAATACATTTAAAAAGATAATTTGTACTTTTCCAAAAATAAATACCAGTTGTTGCAAAACAACTTATAGGTACATTTTGTCTAACGTCAATAATATTATTACTTTGATCTACTTTAACATAATTGTATTTATGTGATCCATTACTTAAAAAAGTAATAGCGTGAGCAATAGATTCTTTATCTTTAATTAAAAAATCATATAGATAACTTTCACAATCCCATTTTAACCATTGTCTATCAGATGATATAATAATAGGGTAATCATTCTCTATATATTTTTCAACTTCTAATAAATAACAAGCTGGACCTTCTTGACGACGCTTTGATTTGACAATAGTACAATCTGGAACAAGAGAATATAAAAGATTTTCTAATCCGTAATCATTGTATTCTGGATCCATATGCATAACGAAAAAATAATTACCATCTACTTGTATGTTTTCAATAATCCAAGTAACTAAAGGTTTGTTATTAATTGTTACGAGAGGATTGGAATTATCTCTTTGTATATCAAAAAGAGATTTTTCTAAATTTAATACAATAATAATATTTAACTTTTTTTTAAAAATAGTCTTTTTAACCACTCCACAATTTGGACTTTCATAATATTTTATAAAATTGTAAATATAATCAAATGTTATATCAGATAATTCAAAAATATAACAAATATTATATTGTAATTTTCTTGACAACTGTAAACAACGTGAATAGTTAGATACAATTAATATTTCTTTTGTTGTAAATTCAGATTTCATAACATAATTCAAGTCTTCATCTAATACTTGATATCCATTATGTCTTAATTTATCCTTTATTTCATTTAAACAAGTAATATTTTGAAAATTTTGAAGATCAAATAAAACTAATTTAATAGGAGTCATTTATTATCTCTAAATATATTTAATTTTGTTATATATATTTATTCTTTTATTTTTTAAGTTGAGGTATAAATTGTGATGCTAATTGTTCTCCAATAAAAACAGAAGCTTCATGTTGTGTTTTTTCAATGTCTTTTGATTTTTGTATTTTTTCAATACCTTGTAACATCATTTCTAAATTATTTATAAGAAACTGTTTATTAAACATTTTCGTATTGTCATCGTATTGTTTTATTATATATTCATATAATGTTTTAGATGTACTCTTTAAATATTCGTATTTACCAATTGTATTATTACCATTATCCAAGTCATTTATTAAATCGTACACTTCTTTTTTTATTTTATTAATATCAGTATCGTATATATTTCCAGACATTGTATAATATTAAAATTAAAAAAAAAATTGTATTATTAACGTTTTTCTTTTAATATAAATGAAAAATACAAATGATATAAAAAATAATTTAGATATAAGTGAATATCAAGAAGAAACAGAACTAGAAGAAACAGAACTAGAAGAAACAGAACTAGAAGAAACAGAACTAGAAGAAACAGAACTAGAAGAAACAGAACTAGAAGAAACAGAACTAGAAGAAACAGAACTAGAAGAAACAGAACTGTCCGAAATATTAGAAATGTCTGAAATACCAGAAACAATTAATGAAACACCAGAGACAATTAATGAAATTACAGAAATATTAGAAGAAATACATATTAATCAAGTAGTTAATACGAAAAATATGAAAGAAATTAAAGATATTATTCTAAGAATTAATAAATTGCAAAAAAAAGAAAAGATGCATATTTTAAATATATTAAAATTAAATAATGTAATTTTTACTAAAAATGAAAATGGATATTTTTTTAACTGTTTAACTATAAATAATAATATTATTGATAGAATTTGTAAATGTTTAGAATTAATTGAAAAAAATGGAGATTTAATAAAGGAGACTGATAGAAAAAGGAATGAATTGATTTCTTATTATAAAATGATAATAGAAGAACGATTACAGAATACATTAAATAATCGTAAATTAAATTATATAGATACACTTATAATGAAAAAAATTTCTAATATAAATTATAACGTTAGTAAAATATTAAAAATAAGAAAAAGAGAACGTATTGAAATAATAGACGATGGTTCAATGCAACCAGATATGTTAGTTAGACAATTTTTAAAAAAAATTTTTAAATTTAAAAAAGATAGTTCTCATAGTAGAATTTATGCTTGTATAAAAACAATGCAAAATAAGAAAAGTAGAACAACTCTTTTAGATAATAATGATAGTATAACAGAAGAAGGATTTGATGTAGATAATAATGGAGATGGTGACGGAGACGTGGATGGAGATTTAGATGTTTCAAATGAAGAAGATGTAGTTGACGTAGAAGTAGATGACGTAGACGTTGACGTAGACGTTGACGTAGAAGTAGAAGACGATGTAGACGATGTAGACGTAGAAGACGATCTAGACGTAGAAGACGATCTAGACTTAGAAGACGATGTAGGTGATATAGAAGGTGTTAAAACTATTAAAAAAATAAAAATAAATGATATAGATATAGATATAGGTATAGATGATATTACAGAGGATATGGAAGAATTAAAATTAAAAGATAAAGATTTAATAGAAGAAGATGATATAAATTATTATAAAAATTTATTAAATTTACAAGGGTTTTCTTTTGATGATAATAAACAATGCATGTTAGTATATCAAGAATACATACATTAATTAATTTAAAAATTTAATAATAAATAGATTTTGTTTATTATTAAAGATGGGTATACCTTATTATTTTTATAATATTTATAAGAAATATAATAATTTAACAATAGATCAAAGTTCTATATCAAAAATAGGTATTGATTATTTATTTTTAGATTACAATTCTTTAATTCATCCTTGTGCTCAAGAAATAATAAAAATAAAAGAAGTTGAAAAAGATTATAATGAAAAATTTCTTGAAGATGATATTATAGAAAATTGTATTATTTATACGAGATATATTATCAATGTAGTAGGAGCAAAAAATGTTTATATTATGATAGACGGTGTTGCTCCTAGAGCTAAAATGAATCAACAAAGAGAAAGAAGATATAAAACACATTTTTTAAAAAAACTTGACAAACTTGAAGAAAAAGAAATAGAAACAAAATATTTAGAATGGGATTCGAATAAAATAACACCTGGTACACTTTTTATGGAATCTATAAAAATTGCATTAGATAAATTAAAAAGTGAAGTTAAAGAACTTTATAATGTCAATATATCAGATTCAAATGAATGTGGCGAAGGAGAGCATAAAATGATGAAATATATAAATATATTAAAACCAAAAAACAAAATATGTATATATGGCTTAGATGCTGATTTAATCATGTTAAGTTTAATGAATACATATTTAGATAAGATTGTACTTTTACGTGACAACAGTTTTAATATAAATTTAAAAGAATCTGAAAGAACATATACTTATGTAGATATTTTTAAATTAAAAAAGAATATATGTAATGAATTGTATTCTGAATTAGGTGATCAATTTATAGAAAAAAATGACGATAATATTATATGTGATTATATATTTTTATGTTTTTTATTGGGTAATGATTTTTTAGAGCATATACCTACATTAATGATTAAAGAAAATGGTATTAGTGTTTTATTAAAATACTATCTTAATTTACTTGTCAAGAAAAAAAGTTATTTAATTAATATTAGTGCATTGAAAAATAATAAATTAGAAGAATCTATTAATTTACAATTTTTACAAGATATTTTTTATCAGTTATCTAGGTCAGAAGAATATTTTTATAGTAAAGTATATAGCGTATATAACCATAAAAAAGACAAGCATATTTATAAAGACAACTTTAATATAGATAACAATTATGATGATATTTATATTTATAAAGAAGATATTATAAAATATAATACTGAAGGATATAAAAAAAGATATTATGATTTTTATTGTATAAATGATATAAATGATGCATGTAAAAATTATATAAATGGTTTATATTGGATTTTAGGATATTATTATAATCATAATCATGATAATTGGACATGGTTTTATAAATTTAAAGGAATACCATTTTCAAGTGATTTATTTCAATATTTATTAAAATCTAATAAAAAAGAAATGTTAATAATGGATACTATAAAAAAATCAAATTCTAACACTCCATTAGAACAACTAATGATGGTTTTACCAAAAAAATCTTTGTTAAATATATTGAAAATTCAAAATGATAATCTATATGAAAAATTAATTAGAATATTTAATACACATAGTAAAGAATTAGATGAATATTATCCAAATAATATATGTCTAGATATGATTCATAAAGAATTTATATGGCAATCAAAAATTTTTTTAAAAGATTTTGAAAATAATTTTTTAGAATATTTTATTTAATTAATAAAAAAATTGATTTTACATATATTTTCCTTTCAAATTATATAAAAGTGCGTAAAAAAAAATATTTTAATTCCTATACTAAAATTAAAAAAAACAAATGAGCAAAGTAACTACTTCTACCAAAATCACAACTGTACCAAAGACTAAAACAACAAAGACTACTAAAGTAAAATCTTCTGTTGAAGCAACTCCTGTAGTTGAAGCTGTAACTGTTCCTGTAGTTGAAGCTGTTGTTGAAGCAACTCCTATTGTTGAAGCTGTAACTGTAGTTGAAGCTGAAGCTGTTCCTGCAGTCGAAGCTGTTGTTGATACTATGAAAATGAGATTTGAATCTTTAATTAGATCAAAGCAAGACCTTATGAATGATATTAAGAGAGAAATCCAAGAACTCCGTAAAATGCAACGTGATCACGAACATGCTGTAAAGGATGCTTCAAAAAGAAGTAAAAAAAAGAAGGCTCCAAGAGACGATGCTAATCCTAGAAAGCCATCAGGTTTTGCATCACCTGTAGTTGTATCAGATGATTTGTATAAATTTCTTGAACAATTTGGAGTAAATAAATCTGAACCAATTGCAAGAACTGACGTTACTAGATATATTACGACTTATATTAAAGATAAGGATTTACAAAATCCTGAACATAGACGTGAAATTATTCCTGATGCTTCATTAAAGTCTCTTTTTGGGCCAGCTATGGAACCAAAGGATCCAAATGATGCTAATTCACCATTAGTTTATACTTATCTTAAGCTTCAAAAATACTTGTCTGCTCATTTTCCAAAGAAGAAGGTAGTAGTCTAATTAAACAAAATTAAATTGATTTCTTAAAAAAAAATATAAAATAATTATTATATTTTTTTTATAACTAAATATATATGTCATCAAATACCGATGTAAATAGAATTCCAAGTGAAGATGATACTGAAAATAAAGGATCGCAATCTACCTTGCCGATTAACATCGAAGACGGTAGAGGTATTTTGCCAACTAATGTTTCTTCTAATTATACTAAAAAAAAAATAATAGATTATACAAAAACTAATTTTACAGAAGAAGAAAAGTATATAATACGTAACGAAGTTGAAATTATTAAAGAAAAATACCCTAATTACATACCTATAATTGTAAAAGTACATAATGACAAGACTATTAAATTAACAAAATCTAAATTTTTAGTAACTAATGAAATAACATTAGCTCAATTTTTATCTATATTACGTAAAAAAATTACAGATATAAAATCTACAGAATCAATATTTCTATTAATTAATAATACTCTAATGCCAATTACATTAAATTTATCAACAATATATAAAGAAAAAAAAGATAAAGATACAAATATGCTTTTTATTACTGTTTGTAAAGAAAATACATTTGGAAGGTAAGGTAATAAAAAAATTGAATAAAATTAAATTGATATCATTATCAATTTAATTATGACAGTCGTTAATTTAGATACATTAGAAGATAATAACTTAAAACTTGGAAAATCAGGAAGAGCTATTAAGTTACTTTATAATAAAGAACCTATTCAAATTTGTAGTTCTACTTTATATACACCTTTTGGTGTAAAATCTGTAAATAAAGAATGGTCTAATTATGCTGAATATAATATAGATTGTTCTTTAAATCAATCTGCAAGTGAAACTTCTATTATTTTTAGAAATTCTATTGAAAAATTGGATAAAATTATTGAAAAATTAGTAAAAGAAAATATAAATTTATTTAATTCTAAAAATGAAACGGCTAATGAAAAATTTGTTTATTCACCTATTTTAAGAGAAAATAGTACTTATCCTAAATTAATGCGTCTTCAATTATCAAGAGATAAAAATGGAAATTTTGAAAGTTTTATTTTTAATGAAAATAAACAAAAAGTAAAAATTGATGAAAATAATATTGATGAAATTTTATCAAAAGGAAAAACTTTTAAAACAATTATAGAATGTGTAAAAGTATGGTATTATAATGGTAAAGTTGGAAGTATTTGGAGAATTGTACAATTAAAGTTTTCTGAAAGATCTTTTTCTAAACAAGAACCTATAGAAGAAGAAGGATCTTCTAAAAATATTTATAATCAATTAATGATTTTAGATGACTAACTAAACTTTTTATTAAAAAGTTTAATCAAAAATAAGCTTTTTAAAAAAAAGCTTTACCAAAAAAATAATAAAAAAAGTTTAAGAAGTAAGTAATAAAAAAGTTTAAGAAGTAAGTAATAAAAAAGTTTAAGAAGTAAGTAATAAAAAAGTTTAAGAAGTAAGTAATAAAAAAGTTTAAGAAGTAAGTAATAAAAAAGTTTAAGAAGTAAGTAATAAAAAAG